CTCCGCGAACTATTGGGCCGAGTTGACGAGCTAGAGCGCGGCATCGGTCAAATGCGACTACTTGCCGGCCTTCCCCTCCCGCCTGACGTGGTCGCCAAGCTGGCCGAAGCCGACCGTCTCCGTAGGCTGTTCGACGACGCCGGCCAGGGCGAACACAACGTCCTGGCCCTGATCGACCACTACCAGCGCAACTCGATGGAGTCGGACGAGCGGCTCCGCGCGGTCCGCAAGCTGCTCGAAGAGAACGGGTGTGAATGCCCGTGCGACCACCACCCGGACGAGCGTGGTTCCGCCTGCGAGGTGTGCCTCGCGTGTCGCATCGGAGAGGCGGTCGGAAAGTGAGTTCGTGCAGAGCAACGAATGCGAAGGGAAGCGTGGTCGAGGCACCGTCACGGGCTTGGGTGCAAACGTTTGCACGTTCGGTCGAGCGCGAGGCGGCGCGATGAGGACATTCAGAAAGAGGATTGGGCAGCCACCCAAGTGGGTAGAGGGCGTGCCCATCTCATTTCACCCGCTCCTGCGGGTCTATGCCGGGATGCGCGCGCGCTGCGAAAATCCGAAACACATGCACTTCGGTAGATACGGCGGTCGTGGAATCTCGGTGTGCGATCGCTGGCGCAGGTCGTTTGCTGATTTTGTCGCCGACATGGGGCCACGGCCGGATGGTCACACGCTCGACCGAGTCAATAACGACGGAAACTATGAGCCCGACAACTGTCGATGGGCGACACGAAAACAGCAAAGTAACAACAGGGACTCGGCGCGCGGCGAGCGTAGCGGAAACTCCAAGCTGACTGAGTCGACGGTCTTGGCAATCAGGGCTGCTGTCTCGGCGGGTGGGTTCACTCAGCAGCAGATCGCCAGTCGGTTCGGAATCAGCCGGGCGTCTATCTATTACGTCGTGCGTCGCCTGAGCTGGAAGCACGTACCGCTCGCGTCATCGTCGGCGACCAGGGCGGGGGGGCTGACAATGGCGCTCACCAAGAAGCGCCTCGAGATGGGGGCTGGGGCGTACGGCGCGAGCGAGGTCGGCACGCTTGCTGGGTTGAACAAGTTCTCCACTCCGATCGACATCTATGAGGCTCACGTCAGCGGCTTTCGTAACGAAGCCGGGCTGCCTGCCGAACTCGGTCTGCTGCTCGAGGAACCAATCGCCAAGTTGGCATCAAAGGAACTCGGCCTGCACCTCGTTCGGTGCGACACGCTTCGCCATCCCCAAAAGGTCTTGGCGATCGCCACCCCAGACCGCCTTTCCTTCGTTGACCCGCGCAAGACGCGAGCGATCATTCACTCTGTGGAGGAGTGCGCTGGGGCGGTCAGCAACGTGCAGATCAAGACCGCCAGCATGTGGAACCGACGCGAATGGGGGGAGCCAGGAACTGATGCCATTCCTGAGGCCTACCTCGCTCAGGTTCAATGGGAGATGGGAATCACCGGCCTGCGCGTCACCGACATTCCGGTGTTGTTCGACAAGGCAGAGTTCTCGATCTTCAGGGTTCCATTCAACGAGCAACTTTTCCTCGGGCTGTACGAGATCGTGGAGCGCTTTCACTCCGACCACGTACTGGCCCGCCAACCGCCGCCGCCCGACGCGAGCGAACGCTACAAGGAGTTCCTCGGCCGGGCCTTCCCGACGACGAACGATGTGGTGTTGCACCTCGACGAGGGCGACGCTCGGGCGGCGTTGGCTGCGCAGTATGGGCGGCTGAAGATGGTGGAGAAGGCGATCGACGGCGAGTTGAAGTTGCTCGGCAACCAGCTCCGCACCGTCATCGGCATCAACAAGGGCCTGGCGTCGCCCGTGGTGGGCAGCGTCTCGCGCGTGTGGTGCAAGCCGTCGACGGGAACGGACTGGGAGTCGCTCGCACGCGCCGCCATTGACCCGGTCGAGCTGAACGAGTGGGTCGTGAAGTACCAGCGCGAAAAGCGGCCGGGCTACTGGAAGTTGCAGCCGCGTTGGTCGAAGGAGTTCCAGGCGCAGCTCGAGCCCGAGTTGCTGTCGGTGAGGCAGCGCCTGGAGTTGTCGGACGGGGGCGGTACTGAGGATGAACTCAGGGTGATGGAGCCGATGCAGGAGCAGTGAATCGCAGTGCAACCGGGAGAAGACATGGAAACGACGCAGGAAGAGAAGCCGCACGAGGCGCAGGTCGTCAGCATCACGAAGGCACAACCGCAGGCGCAGGTGACGCGGTGGACGCCGCCGACCTGGGATGAAGAGCGAATCGCGCTTGCGAAGAAGGCCGTCACGCCGCCGAGTGCGTCACAGGCCGAGTTCGAGTTCTATATTCAATGGTGCCGACGCACGGGGTTGGACCCCTTCATCAAGCAGGCGTACCTCGTTGAGCGGCGCGCGAAGGCGCCCAACGGCGAGTGGGTTACCAAGCACGAGCCGATGGCGGCCGAGGCTGGCATGGGGGCGCGAGCTGATGCCGAGTCGGATTTCGGCGGCGTCAAGTGCGCGGCCGTCTACGCGGGCGACGTGTTCGAGGTGGACGAAGACGCGCAGACCATCACGCACAAGTGGAACCTCGGCGAGCGCGCGAAGGCCGGCAACAAGGTGCTGGGGGCGTGGGCGCATGCGGTGCGCACTGGCCGCGTGGTGCCGATCGTCTGGCTTCCGCTTGAGTCGCGAATTCAGACGCGCTTCGACCGGCAGAAGAACTCTGAGGTGGTCACCAGCTTTTGGGGCAAGGACCCGGCTGGGATGATTCAGAAGTGCGCCCGCGCACTGGCCTACCGCCTCGCCTACCCGAACATCTTCAGCGGCGTCTTCATTCGCGAGGAAGTGCAGGACGAAGAGGCGGGGGCCGAGGCCGAGATCGTGCCGCCCGCTGCGCTCGTCTCGCGCACGACAGAGGTGGCCGCGAAGGTACTGGCCAAGGTGCAGCAGCAGGCGCCGAAGGCGTCGCCACCAAAGTCGCTGCCGCAGCCGACGCCAACACCAACGCCGCCGCCCACGGTCGCGTCGCCTCCGATGCCGGAAGACCACGTGGTGCAGCGTGGGAAGAACAAGGGCAAGCCCGTCAGCGGCCTCGACGCGCAGGAGTTGGCCGAGTCCATCGAGGAGCACACGGCCGGTCTCGCGAAGTGCAAGACGGCCGAGACGAGGGCTCAGGTAGCCACGTGGCTCGGTGAGCTGAAGTCGGAACACGAGAAGCGCATGGCTGAGTTGACGGAGGCCGCGCGATGAGTGACGGCGCGAAGCCGTGGAAGGCTCGGTACTACGAGGCACAGGCCGTCGTTGAGGCCGCCGCCGCCGAGTTGGCCGCGCTGGGCCTTGGCGAGCACGACTACGACGTGAAAAACCGCGACGCGCGCCAGTGTCGGTGCGGCCAGTGGGTGGCGTTCTCGACGTGGGCGAAGCCGGCCGGCCCCGTCACGTGCGAGGCATGCACCGCTCGCCAGTTGGCAGAGGTCCGTGGCGACGAGCGCGAAGAGAAGGGGCTGCCGCGCGACGGCGACGTGCCGCAGCAGGCGCCCGGACTGGAGGTGTCATGAGCGAATGCCCTGAAGCAGTTGAAGGCGTCCACGAGGACCACTGTCTGCACGACCTGCACGCAAGCGAGTACGGCCAGGTGTGCTGCTGGTGCGGCGACCTCTTTCTATCGCGACACGAGGCGTGCGCCCATGGAGAGTACGCGCCCGCCTACACCGAGCCGCGCGTCGAGCGACTGCGCCGCCTAAAGGCCACTCTCGCCAACCACGCAACGCCGCCTCGCACGCGCACGCCGAAGCATGGAGCGAAGAAGGCACCCAAGCCGAGGCGGGCGCCATGAGTACCCTGCGCCGCTTCCTTTGTTCAGTGTTTGGCCACGCCACGCGCACCGACCCGCGCTGGGCCGTCGTGTACCACTGCGAGCGGTGTGGGCGGCTCGTGGAGGGCGGGTTGAGGCGGTGGCGAACATGAGCGACCGCGACCCCCGACTTCGACCTCTACGACGCCGAGCCCGAGGGCTTCGACATCTACTCGTGGAGCCCGACACCAGCGGCAGACGTGGCCGCGGGCAAACCGCAGGCGCCGTCGACGCAGGTTCACCTCGCCGCGTCGATGCCCTTCGGCCGCGTCTTTTGGCGCTTCAAGGGACCCGACACACTCGACCGGCTCATTGGTGCGCTCATCAAGCACCGCGTCGACGTGTTCGGGATGCCGCAGGACCACCGCGTTTGGATGGGAGGCAAGCCGTGAGCGCGCCGAAGTTCACCGCCGGACCGTGGGTGTTGGGGAACGAGAACAACGAGTGCTGCGACGTTTTCACGGGCAAGACGACAATCGCGCTGGACCGTATCGATCCACACGTCGGTTGCATCGTCATCAGCCGAGAGGAGATGCTAGCCAACGCGCACTTGGTTGCAGCTGCACCGGAGCTTTTGAGTGCGCTGGAGTTGATGGTCGCGGCATGCCCGAACGGGTTCTCTGGCTCAATCTACGGCAACGCGCACGTTGCGGCCCGCGCTGCCATCGCAAAGGCGACCAAGCCATGAGTGACGAGTCCTGCGCGTGCCTGACGGTGAAGTATGTGACGCAGCACGAGGAGCATGGCGCGGTAAGCGGGCGCTGGCTCTGTGTCCTGTGCAACAGCCAGTTCGTCCCAATGGCCGCGCTGAAGGCCGAGCGCGCGAAGGTGGCGCGACTTCGGCGTCGGGAGCGTGCCATGAGCCGCCCCAGGTTCGGCGTCAGCGCGAAGGCGTACTCATGTACTCCGAGCGACGTGCCGGGCGCGGCGAGCGACAAGGTGATTCTCGACGAGCGCAACCGCTTCAAGGCGGCGCTCGTCGACATCGCCGGTCGATTCTCGGACGACTCGCAGCACTTGAAGTGGGCGAAGAACAACCCGTGTGACTGCGTCGTGTGTGTCGCGAAAAGGGCGCTCAACCTGGGGTTGCCATGAGTCCCTTCCTCCGCAACGTCGAGCGCCGCACCATGGCCGAGCACGAAGAGCGCCTAGCCACCGTCGTCCTCGCCGAGGCCCGCGCCGAGTCGGAGCGAATCCGCCAGCGCGCCGGCCAGCAGCGCTCGACACCGAAACCACCGACGCAGCGCACCGAGAAACGCTGCGCCGAGTGCGACGGACGTACGCGCGCGGCCAACGGCGTGTGTGCTGACTGCATCGCCGCGCGCAGTGAGGCGCTGGTGGCTGCCGTGCGTGCGCTGCACTACGGCGCGACGGTGCCGCAGGTCGCCGAGGCGCTGGGCGTCAGCTTCGCTGCGGCGGAGAAACGACTCGGGCGCGCGGTGAAGGCCGGGACGCTGCGGCGTGTGCGGCATGGGCTGTACGCGCTGGGCGAGGTGAAGCCGTGAGCGGCCAGACTTGTCCGTGGTGCAAGGGCACGTCTAACCACGCGCCGGGCTACGACTGCCGAGCAGTGATGCGCCTCGACCCGCTCGACGCCCTACGCGCCGCAACCACAATTGAATTCCAGCGAATCAACGCCGCTCTGCGCGCGCTTCGCGAAGAAGTCGACCAGCTCAAGAAGGAAGTGAAGCCGTGAGCACTGACGACGGACTGAAGCGACTCTTCGCTGAACTTGGCGTCATCGAGGCCTTGGAGGCCAAGATGACCAACCTACGCGAGGCGCTCGCAGCCGCCGCCCAGCGCGAAGCCGACCTGAAGGCCAGGCTGCGTCAGGTGCGCGCACTGACTCGCGAGAACCCGTCGAACGAAGTCGACGCCGCGCTCGACGCCTGCACCGACCTCCGAGTGCGGAAATGGCGGGGGCGCGAATGAGCGGCTGCGAGTTCTGCGGCATCGAAGACCTCGGCGATTGGCGACATGCCGAGAAGTCACCAACCATGCACGTCATCTGGGCGCGCACGCACGACGGTTTCACGGTCGGCGCCCGCGCATGGAGAGACCCATACGGGATGATGTTCGACTGGCGGATTCAGCGGACCGGCTCACCGGCCAACGCGGGAAGCGGTGCTGCCGGTAGCGCCCTGTCTGGGTTGTGGTCGGCGATGAAGGCGCTCGAGGAGTGGCGCGAGACGTTGGCTCGTGCGAAGCGCGGCGTCGGCTTCAATCCGTTGCCGGCCCTTGTCGAAGAGGTCCCTTTCTGAAGTGTCGGTGCTGGGCATTGGGCCTGGCACCACCGCCCGCTGCGCGGTTCGCGTGACGAGTGAAAGCGCAGTCGGGCGGGTTTTTCTAACAGCAGCAGCGAAGGAGGATGCAATGGACGCAGTACGAACTCGCTTTGATGCGAAGTGGACGCCCGAGCCGAATACTGGGTGTTGGATTTGGACTGGGGCTCTCAAGGGGCGTTGTGGGTATGGGACGTTCAGGGCTCACGGCGGCGCGAGAGCGGCTCATCGGGTTTCGATGGTGTTGGCCGGAGTCCAACTGATCGAAGGACTGGTTGTAGACCATCTGTGCCGCAATCGGGCGTGCGTCAATCCGGCGCATCTGCGCCAAGTGACGCAGCGAGAGAACTTGCTCGCACCTGGATCGCAGAGTTCAGCCAAACGCTACGCCGAGAAGACGCGCTGTCCGAAGGGACACCCGTACGATTCACTCAATACGTATAGACGCCACGACAATTCCCGGCTCTGCCGGACATGCAACAGGGAACGGGTACGTGAAATTCTTCGGAAAGAACTGGTGGCGTCATGAGGGCGAGAGCGAAGCAAGTGGAGTTGCCGGGCGTGGAGAAGCCCACCATCAAGGAACTCGACTATGCGATCGAGTTGTACGCGGAGAAGAAGAATGCCTGGGTGAAGGCCCGCACCGAGGTGCAGGCGGCGAAGGCTAAGCTGATGGAGTTGGCGCGCACGCACGGCATCACGATCTACCGCGACGACAACGCCGTGCCGCCCCTGGTGATGACGCTGAAGGAGCGTGAGGCGGTGCTGAAGGTGACGCCGGTCGACGGCGTGGAGATGGTCGACGACGAGGACGAAGGCGACGCAGAGGAGCTGGTGTCATGAGTTGGCTCGGCATCGACCCCGTCACCATCAAAGGGATGGTTGTTGAGCGCCTGCCGCCAAGGTTTTGGACCAAGGTGATCGTCTCCGACGGCTGCTGGTTGTGGACTGGGCACAGAACAAGGAAGGGGTACGGCACCTTCAGGCTTCGCAGGCGAATGGTGTCCGCACATCGGCTTGCCTATACGGCGCTGGTCGGACAAATCCCTGACGGACTTAATGTTCTGCACTCGTGCGATACGGCCAGTTGTGTGAATCCGGCCCATCTTCGCCCCGGCACGCATGGCGACAACGTGCGCGATCGCCAGGCACGGTGTCGCCAGGCGCGCGGCGAAAGGATCGCAGCAGCCAAGCTGAATGCGGAGAAAGTGCGCGAGATTCGCCAGCGCTACGCCGCGGGTGGAGTGTTGCAGCGCGAATTGGCTGCCGAATTCGGCATCAGCGACATGCAGGTAAGCAGCATCGTGCGCAGAAAAAAGTGGGCGCACGTTCTTCCGGAGAAGGCCTGACCATGGCGACCAAAAAGAAGATGCGGTTTCAAGACGTAGACGCCGACGGCATCATCATCACCGCGAAGCCGATGGAGGGACTCGCCGACGCCATCGCGTTGGCTGCCGGCATGCCGACGACGGCGGACCTCGCGAAGGCCGAGAACCACTTCGACGAAGAGATGGCCTCGTCGACGTACACCGTCAAGCCGTTGCGCGACTTGAGAGAGAGCGACACCAACCCTCGGAAGAGCTACCACGGCCTCGAAGAGCTGGCCGAGTCCATGAAGAAGGTGGGCGTGCTGGTGCCGCTCATCGTGCGCCCCATCAACGGCGCTGGCACCACCTACGAAGTGGTGGCCGGGCACCGACGCATGAGGGCCGCGCAGTTGGCTGGACTCACCGAGGTGCCCGTCGACCTGCGTTTCCTCTCCGACGTGCAGGTGCTGGAGATTCAGCTCGTCGAGAACATCCAACGCAGCGACCTCACGCCGATGGAGGAGGCGGATGGCTACGACGCGTTGATGACGGCGGCTGGGTACACGGCGGACCAAGTCGCGGCGAAGGCTGGGAAGTCGCGCGGCTGGGTATACGCGCGCCTGAAACTGCGCTCGCTGTGCGCCGAAGGAAGGAAGGCGCTCGAGCAGGGCAAGCTGACGACGACGCTGGCGGTGGCTCTGGCTCGCGTGCCGTCGCACAAGGACCAGGCCAAGGCGCTGGAGGCCTGCCTGGAGTTGCCGGTGCGGGAGGCGTTGGAGCACCTGCAAAACAGCCACTGCACGTCGCTGAAGGGGGCGCCGTTCGACAGGAAGGATGACCTCCTGGTGCCCGACGCGGGCGCATGCACCAACTGCCCGAAGCGCAGCGGTGCCACGCCGGGGCTCTTCGATGACCTCAGCGGCGGCGACTGGTGCACCGACACCGGGTGCTTTGCCATGAAGGCGCGAGCCACCTGGGAGGTGAAGGCGTCGAAGGCCGAGACGAAGGGGGCCGAGTCCCTCACCATCGACGCTGGCCGGAAGCTCTTCAAGCATGGCAACGAGTTGGCCTACGGCTCCAAGTACGTCGAGGCCGACGTACCCGCGCCAGAGGACAGGTCGAAGCGCACGTGGGCAGAGCTGCTCGAGAAGGTGCCAGAGGAGGACAGGCCCAAACTCTTCGTGGCGCCCGACGCCACCATGGCGCTGCGGAAGCTGTACGTGGAGCGCGATGCGCTGCACGCCATCGCCACGCACCTCGATCTGAAGTGGGCCTCGGCGGCGGTCGAGAAGCGCGACAAGAAGGAGGCGGTCGCCGACGCCGGCACCAACAAGGATGCCGAGTCCGCGCGCGCAGTGCGAGACGAGGTGGTTGGCGACCTCGTGCGCGCGGCTGCGTCGAAGCTGCGGAAGGATGGCCTCGACGTGAAGTGGGCGCGCATCCTGGCTCGCTCGGTGGACCGGGCGCGCGGGCTGGAACAGCAGTACTTCCCGGCGCTGAAAATCACCACCGACGACGTGGAATCATGGATTGGCTCGGCATCCACCGAGTGGTTGCTGGCGTACCTGGCCTGCAACCTTCTCCCGACCCTCGTCGGCTCGACGTGGTCTGGCTTCGAGACCGAGGCTGGCGAGCTGGCGAAGATGTGCGGGCTCGACCTCGAAGAGATGGTGAGGGCGAAGCTGCCGAAGCCGTAAGCACAAGAGGGCGCCAATCCTTCCCCCGTGTTGGCGCTCCACGCCGGCCTCGCTTCCTCCCGGTGGCGAGGCCGTCGTCTTGTCTGGCGCAGAGTTTAGCCAACTACTAGCCGCCGTGGTACGCCTCGCCGCATGTCGCTCCAGTCTATTGCGCTGTCGAAACTGCGAGAATCACCAACCAACCCGCGCAAGATGTTCGGCGACCTGACCGAGTTGGCCGATAGCATCAGCGCCCAAGGCGTGCTTCAGCCCCTGGTGGCCCGGAAGGTCGACGGCGAACTGGAGCTCGTCTTCGGGCACCGGCGCTTGAGGGCGGCCAAGCAGGCGGGCTTGAAGGAGGTGCCTGTCATCGTGCGCGATATGACGGACGTGGAGGTGCTCGAGGCGCAGCTGGCCGAGAACCTGGCCCGCGCCGACGTGCACCCATTGGAGTTGTGCGACGGGTACGAGAGGCTGATGCGGGTCGGCAAGCTGACGGGCGACCAGGTGGCAGAGCGCCTCGGCATCAGCCGCTCCAGCGTCTTCACCACCCTGAAACTGCGCGACCTGGTGCCGGATGCCCGCAAGGCCTTCCTGGCGGGCCGTGTGGCGTCGACAGCCGCCGCCGTGGCCATTGCCAGGGTCCGCGGGGAAAGGCAGCAGCTGGCCGCCCTGGCCGGCGTGGAGGCAGAGCAGAAGAGGGCAGGGGGTGCGCTCCCCATTCGAGCCGTCCAGCGCCTGGTGCAGAGCCGCTTCATGGGCTCCAGGTCGAAGACTGAGCAGCGACGCGCCGCGGCACGCCCGGCAACCAGCGATGCGGCCTACCTCGCGCGCGCGCACCAGCTCCTGCTGGCTCGAATCGGCGAGGCCGTCGACAAGAAGACCCACCTCGACGACAACGTGCTGCGGCTGTTGCTGGTGGCCATCGGCGGCGAGCGCGTCGCATCCCAGGGGCGTCTCACCAACCTGCGCTCGGCACGGTTGCGCTCGCTGCTGGTCGAGGCGGTACTGGAGCCCTGGCTGGCAACAGAGGGGGCGGCCAAGACGGCGGCGAGAGTCTTCGGGGTGTCGTGGGCCGAGACCGAGAAGACGGCCCGGCAACTGCTCGACGCCGAGTCACTGATGGCGGGCGGGTAGGGTCAGGGCGTCACTCGGACAACCAGCGCCCTGTCATTCGGGAAGGTCTGCACGCTGTCGCCCGGGAAGGTCACTACGAACTGGGCCTGGTAGCCGTCGGCCACATCGGTGTCGCCAGGCGCCCACGAGTACCGCACGGTGCGCGCAGTCGCGTCGAGGATGACGCAGGGCGCATTCACCTTGTCCTCGGCCTGCGAGCGTGCCCACATTCTGAAGGCGACGGACGCGCCGGCCAGGGTGAAGGTCTGCCCGTCAGCAGGCGTCAACGTCGCCTCCAGCGTCGGCAACGTGTCGCCGCGCTTGATGGAAAAGTCTTCGGTCATCGAGCCACCCCTTGAGAGGACAACGCCACACCGCCCGTCGCTGGCGAGAATGACGGACCCGGCGACGAAGGTAGTCGTCACGACCCCGAAGACGCCGACCGCGGCTGATGCGGCGCCCGAGAGGCTGGCGACGCTGGCCCCGGTGACGAGTGCCGGCGTGAAGGTGCCGTTGGCGGCAGACGTGGCGCCGGCGAGCGTCGCTGTTGAAGCGCCAGACACCGAGCCAGCCGTCCACGTGCCAGACGCCGCCGAGGTCGCACCGGACAGCGTGACGGAGCTGGCGCCGGCGACGCCATGCGCGCCCGCGGCGACCGAGGTCGCGCCGGCCAGGGCCAGTGCGCTGACGCCGAAGGCATCGGTGCCGTACTGCCCGAGGGCAACAGAGGTCGCGCCCGCCAGGGTGGTGGCGCTGACGCCAGCGGCGCCGACGACGCCGGCCGCAACGCTCGCGACGCCCGTCAGTGTTGCAGTGCTGGCGCCAGCGGCCGTCGATCCACTCGCCGCCGAGGTCGCCCCAGCGAGTGTGTTGGAGGACGCACCGGAGACAGTGGGCAGAGTGACTGTGCCATTGGTCGAACTCGTCGCCCCAGCGAGCGTGAGGGAGGACGAGCCAGACGCGGTGGGCAGGGTGAAGGTGCCGCTGGCCGAGCTCGTCGCCCCGGCGAGGGTGGCCGTCGAGGTGCCGTAGAGGAGTTCCGACGTGCCGAGCGAGTCAGCCCAGGCATTGGTCCACGCCTTGTAGCCAGTCTGGTTGGGATGAGGATCGGAGGTGACGGCGTAGGCCGCGCCGTTGGCGTTGAAGAGCGCGAAGAGGTCTGGTCCGGGCCTCACGCCAAGCGTCGAGACGAGGTAGTCCACGCCGTTGTCGTTGAGGTAGCGCAGCCCGCAGGTGGCGTAGTCGCCGCCACCGTACCCCGCGGCGCCCGTCCAGGTGGTGCGCGCCAGAATCGGCACGCGCCCCGCGGCGGTGATGGCGTTGAGCACCGTCGTCATGTCGGTGCGCCACTGCGTCAACTGCCCCGGCATCGAGGCGCCGTCATTCATGCCCACGCCTACGCACCAGTACCGAACGTCAGGGTACAGGGCGAGGGCGCTGGCGATGTTGGCGGCCCAGTACGCCGCCCCCTGCCCAGTCACGCCGACGTTGAGTTGCAGCGGGTAGTGGCCCGGCTGGTTCTCGAGAACGTTCTCCTGGAACGACGGTAGAAGCCCACCGCCAAAGTAAAAGTGCCTGCGCAGCGCGCCGTCGGTGATGGAGTCGCCGAGGAAGGCGAAGGTGTCGGGTGTGCCGTTGGTGGCGTCCCAGACGTTCAGCTCGTCGAGTTGCCCGCCCGTGCAGGTGTCCACCATCAACTTCACCCAAGAGCGGCCAGTGAAGGCGATCAGGTGCTCGCGGGCATAGGCCGGGTTGCCGGTGACGGTGACGGCGGTGGTCCACGCGCCGTCGCTGCCGTTGGTGGAGTCGCTGGAAACCTGGATTCGGTACGCCTGCACGACGCTGGCGAGGTACGAGCCGCCTGATGCGTTGTCGTTGGAGAGCGCGACCAGCACCTGCGTCGGGCCAGCGCCGACCTGCACGGCGACCCCAACTGCCACCGCTGCATGCCCACGCCCCATCGGCCACGCCGTCGACGTAGCCGTACTTGCCGTCGACCATCTGCGCCGGTGTGCCGGTGCCGAAGACGGGCTTGCCTGGCCGCGAGATGAGCGGCATCAGCGTGGACCAGTCGAGCGAACCGGCCGACGACGCCGTTCCGCTTGCCGAAGAAGTCGCGCCCCCCAGGGTTGTGGCCGACGTGCCCGAAACGGTGGCGAGCGTGAAGGTGCCGCTCGCCGCCGAGGTGGCGCCGCCCAAAGTGGAGGTCGACGAGCCCGCCGCGCCCACAGCGCCAGCCGCCGAGCTCGCAGCAGCGCCCAGGGTGACGGCGCTTGTTCCGGTGACGGCCGCAGCGCCGAAGGACGGCCCTGTTACGTCGCTCCACGGTCCAGTGCTGTTGGCAGTGAGGTTGCCGCCAATGCTGTTGTTGACCAGCTTCGTCGCGTCGGAGGCGAGCGGCCAGTCACCGAAGAGGTTGGCGGTGCGTACTGGCGTGGCGCTCTGGCGCTCGGCCTCGAGGTCGGCGTCGGAGAGGTCCGCGTTCCACGCGCGACAATGAGCGAGGTCCGCGGTTGGGTAGAACGCAGATGGCGTCCCGCCGATGTTCAGGCGGTAGGCACTGGCCTGGCTTGGGATGGTGCCTGTGGCGTGCGTGCATGAGATCGCCTCAGTTCCGCGGGTGATTCTCCCTGTGGTGCCGTTGCACCGGATTGCCAGGAAGTACCAGACGTCGTCCGTCAGCGCGGGACCGAGCGTCACCGGCCAGCTGAAGCCGTAGCCGTTGAGGATGCCTGGCACCCCCGCATTCAACGCGAGGTTGATGTCGGAGCCTGCCGCGTCGTTCTCGACCAGGATTGAGGGGCTCTGCGTCGCGTGAGTGCGCACCCAGAGGCAGACGGTCCAAACCGCGTTGTTCGTGGGCTGTGCGCCACCGCCGAGGTAGAGCCTGTCGGCGGCAGCGTTGAACGCAAGCGCCACGCATCACCTCGTCAGGGGTTGCCAGCGGTCCAGACGCACGACGAGATGGCGACAGGGCCACCCGAGACGATGGACGTGGTGTTCATGTTCAGGTCGGCGCCGCTGGTGCTCACCGTGCCCTGCACGACGGCAGTGCCGCCCGAGGTGGTGACGCGGAAGAAGGTCGCGGTGCCCGTGGCGTCGGCGCTCGCGTCCTGGGTGATGGCGTTGACCGTCAGCACGCCCGACGCCGCACCAGGAGCGAAGGTGGCGCTGCATGGAAGGTGCGCCAGCAGCGTGTTGCCAGCCAGCGCGGTGCCGACGTTGGCGGGCGGGGTGCCCGAGTAGATGTCGACGAAGCCGGACGCACCGACGGCGGTGGTGATGGCGTCCATCTGTGCGCTGCGGATCGTGCTGCTGAGCGAAAGGGCCATGGGTTCGAGCCTCCAAGTGGTGCGTCAACCGTAGCCGTCACCATCTGAGGCCGGAAGGCGCGATCGCCGCGCCATCAAGAGGCGTAGAAGTTCGGCGCCTTGTTCACGGTTCCGAGGCTGTTCGACAGGTAGTGAATGTCGACGAAGAGGATGGCTGGCTGATTCGGAGTCCCGCCCGTGATGGTGGGGATGGTTGTCGGCTTGATGGAGCAGAGGATCAACCCGTCAACCTCGAGCGCGTTCGAGTCGAGCTGCGTTCCGGTAGGCGTGGCCGATGACAGCTGGAACTCGTCGATGCGGTGACGGTAGCGGGGCACCGTCGCGATGTTCGGCGCAGGGATGGTCTGCACGACAGTGAAGGGGGGCCGGGAAGTTCTCCTGGTTGTGCCCTTTGCTGTAGGAGACCTCGAACGAGTTCACGAGCGAGCCACTGATGGCCGTGCCGTTGTGGGTCCAGTGCACGTGCAGGTAGAGGTCGCTTCCCTTCACCCAGTCGTGGGGCATGTGGAAGGCGAAGGACGCGATGTCGTTGGCCTGGAAGAAGGGGACCTGAAACGTGGCTCCGACGAAGAGCTCGTCCAGCGCGGGCGAGTCAACCGCCCCACCAACACTGCGCCAATGAGTGAGGCGTTGACGCCGCGGGTCGACTCTCGGGAAGCGATTTGCGTCGTCATAGTGCGCCAACCGTACCTGTCGCACCCTGCGCAGAAAAGGCGCTACCAGGCGACGCGAGCACCGACGCCAGCCGCAAGGTCGCCGCGGAAGCGAGTCTCGGCAAAGCCGAAGAGCGCCAACGGCTGGAGCGGACGGAAGCCGGCCTCGATGCGAGCGAAGCCGACAGCAGAGCCCAAGCGGAGGTCGACGCCAGCCAGCGCGTCGACGTACCCACGACCGACCGCCAGCGCCTGCATGCGCGAAAGCCCGTCTCGGAGGTCCGCCTTGAGCGGGTCGAGACGGGGCGCATCTGACGCCGCGGCCCCTTCGGCGTGGGCTACTGAGGGACCGGCGTGGGCCTGGTGTCCGAGGGCGCAACCGGGGCGAGCGGAGCGACCGGCACTGGCTCGGCTGACACCTTCAGCAGCGACACCGCGCGCTCGACGAGTCCCGACAGCAGCGTCGAGATGGCGCCCTCGGGCAAGCCGAAGGACTTCACCAGCGCCTGGAGTTGGCTGGCTGCGGTATCGCGCAGCACCTTCATGACCTCAGCCTTGAGGGCCGCGCCCTCTTCAGGCGTCAGCACGCCATCTTCGAGGGCCTTCTGAAACTTCGGCCTGAGCTCGGCTTCGGCGTGCGCCACCGCCGCCTGCACAATCACCCAGAGCTGCGAGATGAGCGCGCCGAAGCGTCCGTCCTTCGCCTTGGCGCGAATGGCTGAGCCTGCGACGGCGAGCACCACCGTCAGGACGGTGCCGGCCAGAGCAAAAAGCCCCTGCCAGACGTAGCCCATGATCGTGGGCTCGGAAACGGCATCAGCTGCGAAGAGTGCAAACGATTGCATTGGGGTTCCTTTTCAGGGGCGCAACGGGAGGGACTTCAATGCCTCGGCGCGACGGGTGCCGATGCGATCCCCGCGGAGGTCGACGCAGGACCTAACGAGTGCGGCGTCTCGTTTGATGGCGTCGAGGTAGGTCAACGTCGTGGAGTCGCCGCCTGCCGCTTCGAGCACGAAGCCAGGGCGCAGCTCGATGGCGACGTGGGTCGCGTGCATGGGGTGCCCGTAGAAGGCGAGCGCGAGCTGCGAATCGTTCTCGACCTGGGGGAGCTTGGCCCACAGGGCGTCGGCGTTCCACCAGCCGCGGAGGTCGACGGCGCCGGCCTTCCAGGCGGCCCAGGTCACGAGCCCGGCGCAGTCGAAGGCCAGGGACTCGCACCCGAGCGAGCGCACTGGGACGTTCTTTGAGTCACGCACGGCCCAATCTCCGCGCGCGGCCCAGATGTATGGCATGTGCGCCTGGCGAGCCGCGTGGGTGAGGAAGGCGGCCTCGAAGGGAGTCATGCGCCCCTCGCGGCGAAGCGTGGAAGGCGTTCTTCGAGCTGGGTCTCGACGCGCGTCACGCGCTCAGCCAGTGAGTCCAGTTTTGGTCCGTGGGCTGCGCTGATGCCGTCGATCCGCCCTCGAAGCGCATCGACGCTGGCGGCCTGCTGGAGCAACTTGGTGCCCATCACTGCGAATTCTTGCTTCAGCTCGGTGACGCCAACGAGGACGGCGTCGAGCTTCTTGGTCTCGGACGCCTCGACTTGCTCTTCGCGCTTGTCGGCGCGATTCACCCAGCGCTCGGCCGCCCACTTGATGAAGCTGATGATGGTGGGGATCGCGGCAACCAGCACCATCAGGACGAATGCGGGATCGCTTGGCGTCATCGGCCACCGGATGGCGTCGACGTGGGCGGTGGGCGCGGTCTGACGAGCGTTGGGTCGACGATGACTGTGCTGGTTTTTTCGCCTTGGAGTTCCAGCAGCCTATTCACGTTCAGGCTCACCAGATTGACCACGGTGAAGGTCTTCTCGAGCAACCCCTCCTGCACCGTCATGCGATTGGCGAGTCGCTCGATGTTTGTCTGGATGGTGCCGAGTTGGGTGTCGTGGCGGTCGAGCCTGTCCTCGTGCTCCTCAATGGTGGGCGCCAAGCTTTCGCGAAGTCGTCGCTCAAGAGCATCGTGCCTCTCGGTCGACTTCTTCATGAAGTCCCTCACCTGCTGCATGAATTCCGCGCATGCGGCATTCTCTTGCGCGTCGCTCATGACCGAAACCTACAGGATGCGGATTCGGTGCGGCACTGGCGATCGACCTAGGCGCCTCGGAACGTGAGCCCCTCGAAGTACACCTCAACCCCAGAGGTCAGCGAAGTTGCTTCGATCGAGATGATGCCGGCCGTGGTGATTTTGATGGTGCACGGGGCCACAAGGCCCGACGAAACGATGCGGGCAGGCACGAAGAAGAAGGTCTCTCGGTCTGGTAGTTGTGGCGCGTAGATGGTGGCGATCTGCGCACCCACCGCGACCGTGGTGTTGGTGGTCGCCAAGCCCGAGAGATGCACCATGCCGTTGGTGTCACGAAACAACCGGGGGGTGAGTACCGTGGGCGTCATGTTCGCTGACAACGTCAGGTTGTCCCAAGCGCGCTGAGTCTGCTCGGCGGCGACAACGAGCTGGCCCGACGGGTTGAAGACCAGCATGTCGAACTCGGTGTAGCCAGAGTTGACGCCGGCCGGGAAAAGCGCAGCGTCATACCCGCCGAACATGACCTGCGGGCTCCAGGCTGCCCCGGTCCCTGGCTGTGAGACTTGGATGCCTTGGCCGATGACGACGCGCCCAGCCTGCTTTGTCACGTCGTCCCGAGTCCAAACCGAGCCGTTCCATTCGGCGTTGTAGACGAATTCGAGCCCGGCCCCGAATCCGCCAGCCGCACCACCCGTTTCTGGTGAGGCATAGATTCGCATGGCGACGGTGCCTGACACTGGCACGCGGAGCAGCAGCTTCCTGCCTGCGGCAACCGTCGCGAGAGCCATTGCCGCGGTGAACCCGGTCGGGTTGAGGCTGATGGTGTCGTTGAATGCCGACGCACCGCTAAAGGTCGCCGTGCCGTTGGCCGCGAAGGCCGAGTTGGTCGTCAGCGGACCGCTGAAGGTGGCGTTGTTGAAGCTCTGAAGCGCGGACCAGGTGTGTGGATCGGACTCGAACGCGTCGAGCCACACCACCCACTGGTGCACCAACTTCTGCCACCAGTTGAACCACTGCGCGGGCGGCTTAAATGCGACTGCCCAGCCAGCCTGTTTCTCGGCCAGCAGTGGCTCCGCAATGGGGGCGCCGCCGCCCGTTGCCCACTCAGCGAGGTTGGTCGGTTTCACTGCCATAGGTGTCTCCTGTCAGACGCGCTCGGCGCCGACGAATGCCCCGCCAGTCGCGGGAGTGGTTGAGTCTCCGAAGCCAGTCGTCGACGAAGACTCGAGCGCCGCGCTGGTGGAGAAGGTGAAGGCCGATGCGTCGTCGACGGTTTGGTAGATGAACATCACCCCAACGCCAGCAGCTCGCGCGGACTTCACCAGTCGCAACACCCGCGGCACGTCGCTCGGCGCCAACGATCCGCCACTCTGAGTGAGCTCGAAACTGGCCGGGAAAAATTGCTGCATGTAGGCCGGGTAGTTGTCATCCCACACGTACAAAACCGCCAACACATCCTCGACGGTGCCGTTGGAGCGGTTGGCGCGGATACGCGCACGCAAGAACCCTCGGTAGCTGGCGTCCGACGCGCCGCCGCGGCCCTCGTTGACGATGACGCCAATGCGGTCCAGCCAGATGCCCGTCGCGGTGTCGATGGCAGTGGCGCCGACGAGCCCCCAGAGCGCATCTTCGAGTTCCTGAAACGCCAGCCCTACCTCGCCGACGAGCGCGTTGAATCGAGTGGCCGCCTGGTACTGACCAAGCACCCGAGACTTGGCGCGCGTCACGTAGTCGAGCAGGTGCTCCAGCATCACGGCACCCCACTCGTGGACAGCACAGTGATGCGACTGGTGTCGAAGGCCGCCCGTTGCCGCAATGAGATGGCCACCGTAGTGCGGGTGACTGGAGCCGGTGCCGTGCCGATATTGCAGACGGCATTCAAGACTCCAGGCACGCCCGCGAAGACGTCTGCCTCCACACGAGACGCCACGACGTCGATGCCCAGTCCTCGCGCATTGCCCGCCGCGACGATGGCCGCCTTCACCTGCGCGTCGCCATCGAGCGGGTAGGTGGCCGCATTCTTCGTCAGCGTCACCGCGACATATGCGTCGACCGCCGCTGGTCGGCTGAACTTGATGGCGTGCGGGACGCCGAGGCTGTCCGCCACAGTTCCAGACACACCGCCGCACGTCTCGATGCCGGCCGCCACCGCGGCGAACAGTGACGCGCGCACGTCTGCGTCGGTGCCGCCCTCAACCAACGCCTCGATGGCGTGGGGTGTGATGGAGTCGACGGTTACGTCGGTGGTGTTCTCGAAGACGGTGCACGTCGTGACACCGGTGGTGCGCAGCAACTCAGCGCGCACGGCATCGAGCGGCGAGGATCCAATGCCGGCAATTTCCTGTTCTCGGCGCACTCTTAGCTGAGCGTTTGTCTCGAGGTCAGCACCGGCCACAGCGTCGAGTGGATTCACAACCGACGCCCACCCGGAAACTGGAGTCTCGATGGTGGTGATGGTGTTGGCGTAGCCCTGCACCGGTCCCGTCACCGTCGCCTGTGCAGCCACCAGCGCGAAGGCAGTGCCAGTTCCGAGACGGACCCAGACGACCGTGCCGTCGACGTATGGGCCGACCCCGGTGGGTGCCACCCCGCCCGAGGTGCCAGCCGCGGTTGCGTACCAGAGGACGCCGCTGGAGTTGGCGACGTCACCAATGGCGTAGGGAGTCGTGCCAGCCCAGAGCCCCGCAGCCGCGAGCGTCGCACTGGCCAACTCGAAGACGGCGGCGGTGCCGGTGACGGATGCCCTGCGAGAGATGGGCAGCACGGTGCCCGCCGTTCCCAGACAGGCCAGGGTGACAGTCGAGTAGGACGCCGGGTTGCGAATGGTGCCGGTGAGGGCTGCCAGGTTGTCCAGTAGCGCGCCTGTGGCCGAGGCAGGGTTGAGCGCGTTGGCTACCGCGAGGGCGAGTTGCCACACGTCAGAGTATTGCTCCGAAAAGATGTCGATGAGCTGCCCGAGCCGACTGCGGCTGTCGACGTTTGCGGCGGCGCCGAAAACTCGGCGGATGGCGGCGATGACGTCCGTCTTGGCTTCAGCCAGCGTCTTGGCATTGAAGCCGGTAGAAACGACTCCATACGGGGCAGGCATCAGGCACCTCCGAGGTTGATTCCGAGTGCGGCCTCAAGCGTTGCGCCGGTGGCCGTGGTGGCCCTGAAGGAGACGCTCAACACGCGCGCCGTCGTCGACACGTCGAGCCGCTGGACGGACAACACCCCGGGCGTCTCGAGAATGACGCTGCGAAAGATGGCCTGGATCTCGCCCGGCGTCGGCTTGTGGCCCAGCACCTTCTCAAGCCACGGCACGCCCAGCGAAGTGTCGAGGAAGCACTCGCCCGCGAACGTCTGAAGCCTTGAGCGCAAGTCGGACGCGATGCCCTCGACGCCCGAGACGAAGACAAGGTCGCCGTCGAGCAGGTGGATGTCGTCGTTGGCGTCGAGCGCCAGGTCTCGAATCGCCGTGTCGACGGACGAGGCAGATGTCGAGCTGAGTGACTCGTCGCCGCCGCCGAGGCTCCATGAGAAGGAAACAGGCATCAGGCCTCCGTTCCGCCCGTGTCGACGGCGTAGACGTCCAGCGTCGGATTCTCAGGCCACCCGCCCGCCCGCACCACCGAGTACCGCCAGCCGCCAGAGATGGCGACGCGAGTGCTGGTGGCGGCGTAGCCGGCAGCGAAGCGATCGCCCTGGTGCACGACGTCCTCAGCCCCTCGCAGCGGGAGCCGCACGCCGACGAAGACGCGCCGCAGCCCGACGTTGTCCGTCACGTCGAAGACGAGCGGCGAGGAAGGGGAGAGTTCTTCGATGGTGGGGGGGGACACGAGTGTCACTGTTGGGGCGGCGATGTCAGGCGTCGGCGCGCTGCTGTTCGTTCTGAAGTCCATGTTGCCGCGCTGCACCTGTAAGGCGAGCCAGTTCGTCGCATACCTGGCGGCGGCGGTGTTGGTGTAGGCGACGTTCGCCAGATCGGGCACGTGTCACCTCAGAACGTCGGGATGCAACCCACTGGGAATGGCGCAAGAAGGTCGCCGACAACAACGTGCGTTTGGGCAGCCACCGATGGATAGCTCGCTCCGAGTGTCGCCGTTCCGACGATGTACATGTCGGGGAAGAATCCTCGATCCCAGACCTGCGGAGCGAGTTCGCGGAACTCCATCGGGTCGACGTAGTAGTTCCCCGCGTTGAAGTCCTGGCCGTACGTGGCTGGATAGCTGTTGCCTCCATAGGCCACGCCCCTCATCCCGCCCGTGGCGATCAGAGTCCCATCCGGGTACCGGCTCGCCCAGGCAGCTCCAGTCATCAACCCATACGACGGAACCCCGCGGGCCGATGGCGAGCCCAGAACGCACGCATACCAGTTGCGCGTGTCGGCGGCTTGTGCGCCCACCGTCCTCCAAAGCATGTGCGCAGCATGCGCCAGGCCGGTGCCGCTCCTGTGTTGGATATGCATGAAACGCCCGTCGGGGCCGAACAGCATCGACGACCAATGCGAGCCGCCAGTCGTGAAGTCGTTGCCGAAAGTACTCGAGACGGTCGTCGAGGTTGCTGGGTTCACGCGCGTTCCGGCCTGGAACTCTTCGAGGGCTGGGGCTGTCGGCCGCGCAGTCGTCGACCCGCCAGAAAACGGTTGCGAAGAGCGCGCGAAGACAAGCGCCCCAGCCCCGTCGGTGACGCTGTTGAGCGCAATGCAGCACTCAAGGCCGCTGAAAGCATTGCGGAGAACCATCCACGAATGCGCTGAGCCGCTCGCCGCGCGCACGAGATTGCCTGGGGTGAACGTGGTGCCCCACCTGTCCACGCCGTCTCCTGCGCTTCCAGCCACCGCACCGCTGCACGAGTAGCGCACCGTCCAGACCGAGTTCGGATCTCGCGCCACCGCAGACGCAGTGCCAGCGGAGTGCTGGTTGGTGAGGTGCATGTACTGCGACCACGCGCTGAACCTGTGCAACGCGAGCGCCGACGACGCGTCTGGCGCAGGTACGTTTACGCGCGCGCTGTACGCCTGCGTGAGCGCCGGAATGGTTGCCATGGCGAAACCCTACGTCACTGCGGAGACCAGCGCACCCCATCAAGAGACGCGTAGGTGTTTCCGCCAGAGACGACAGCGACGCGGCCCAGGTTGTCGATTTCGACGCGGCCCACACCCGTGTTGGTGATGATCGGCACGTTGCACGTGAGCGACGGCCGCGCGCCCCCACTGGTGCCGTGAAGAAGTAGTTGCCACCACCCACGGACCCAGAAGCCATGAGCCCGCGCAGCTCGACGCCTCCGTCGGCCGTCCGCCTGTACTGCGGTGGCACGTACGCCGGGCCGAACGCAACCCAGCCCGCCCCTGGAGTGAATGGCTCCCAGGGCGTCGTCATCGCCCTGAACGTGGCGTAGGCAGTCGCTCGCAGCGATGATGAGTCAGCCAGCCACGAGGCGAGGACTGGCGCGAAGGCGTCCGCGCCATCAATGCCTGCCGTCAGCACCTGCCGCATGAGCGAAACAAAGTTGTCCGCGCGCAAGCGCTCCCAGTCCGCCGCCGTGAGTTTGCTCATTTGGTCCCGTAGCGCTGAAGGTACGAGATCAGCCCACGCAGTCTTTTGACGCTGTCATCCACGTGCCCAAGCGCCCAGTTGCAATTCACGCAAAGAAGTCCACGTACGTGCCCGGTCTCGTGGTCGTGGTCGATTCCGACCTTGTTGATGAGTTGGTCGCCGCAGGCCCCACAACGCCCAGCGTGAGCGATCACCATCTCATCAAAACGTTCTGCGGACACCCCATACTTGTTCTTGATCTGAGAGTAGCCCTTCGCACGCCTGCCGTTGGGCGTCCGCGCCCATGCGGCCCCGGAGACCCCAGTGCATTCCGTGCACCACGAGTTGCGTCGATCTTTCGCCTTCGGATTGAAGGTGAAGCGAACGATCGGCTCGCTTCGATGACATTTCGAGCAACCTTTCATTGCGAGCAACCTTTCATTTCGTGGTGACCTTTTGGCTGAGGAAGGTGGAGCCCTGCGCCTTGAAGGTGGTGGTCGCCGCCTGGATGGCGCCGAGCTGCGCAGCGACGGTGCCGAGCTGCGTGACGACGATGGCGAAGCTGGGTGCCGCCACCGCGCCGCCCACCATCGGCACCGCGTTGGCCGTCGCCGCCGTCGAGAGCGCTGTTGCCGCCGCCGCGACCGCCGCGAGGGCCGACTGGCACGCCGTCGAGAGGGACTGGAGGAAGGTGTCTTCAGCGCTGCGGTAGGTGGTGCCCAGCACAAGGGCCTCGGTGGGCGGGTTCGAGTCGTCGCCGCCGAGCTCAAGCGCGCTGCTTCTCGCCACCACCTGCGGCCCGCCATCCTTGCCCCAGGTCGCCGCAGACGTTGAGGCGCCCGTCCAGGCCTTGGAGTTGTCGTGCAGGCCCGCGATGGCCACCGCATCAGCCAGGTGGTGCCTTCGGGTGTCGGGGGGCGCCACGACGCCGCCACGGGGCTGCCAGGCATCGAGGGAGGCCTCAGCGAAGACCACCAGCACCGTGTCACCGCTTGCGACAGGGTAGGTCGCCCGAAAGCCGCCGCCGCCCGGGAAGATGAGCGGCACCGACGACAACACCGGCAGACTCTCCGTCGTGGTGGTGCCGTCCTCCTGGAGTGCAAACGCTTGCACCAGCGGCTGAACGTCGACGGTCTGCTTGCTGGCGTCGTACGACTCGACGCGGCCCGGCAGGCAGGTGTGCAGTTCGCCAAGACGACGCGACAGCGCCGTGTCCAGGACTTCGGCGAGGGAAGGGGAGCGGCTCACAGCCTCGTTCTACAAGAATCCGCGGGCACCCGCTTGAGCCAGTCTCGCGATGCGTGCCAAGAGGCCTTGCATGACGGCGCTCGACTGGGACAGAACGCAGCGCGAGAAGAAGGCGGAAGCCGACCGCGACGATCTTCCTCTCGGCGCCATCGTCCTCGAGTCGTGGATTGAGGGCAGCACCAAGAAGCACCAGGCGCGCCCCTTCTCGACGGTGCTGGCCGCAGTACAGGCGGCATGGAAGGGCCGGCCGGCCACCATCTCGAGCGACGGGGTGTTGTCGATTTCCATGCAGGGCCCCTACGGCCCCTTCGTCCTGAAGCAGCGAATCCGCGCGCATGGCGCCTACGTGAGTGCGGCGAGCTGGCGCGCGATGAAGCCGCACTGTTCCTGACGGTTCCGGTTCCCGGAAGTTCCCGGAACTCAGACGGTCTGCGTCGCCTCAATCTCTGAGGCCCACTCACCGCCCCAGACATCGCCCACGTGCGTCACCTTCACCGCGAGGAACTGCTCCCGCTTTGCCGGCCGCCCGTCCTTCGAAACCGTGCGCTCCACCTCGAAGCGCTGGCCGGGGCGTAGGCGGGGCTCGAGCAGCACCTTCACCTTCCACTGCTGCGGCCCGCCCTTCGCGTCAGGGGTGGCTGCCGTGGGCGTCCCGATGAGCCCCGTGTCAGGCGTGAAGAGCGGCCCCATCTCCTGAATCGACTCGCCGTCCTTCAGAATCTGCATGCGCCCATCCTGGACGCTCCACTCGTAGCCCAAGGACTTCAGCTGCCGCGTCAGCTCAGAGGACGCGAGGCCGCTGGTCGCGTAGCCGCTGGCGAAGGTGCGCGTCTCGTTCGTGACGACCGAGAGGGCGTTGCCGGGGTCCTTCGCCAGCTTCTTCACCAGCTTCAAGACGAAGTCGCCCACCTTGGCGCCGGGCTTCGCCGACTCCGTGAAGCGTTCCGTCGAGTAGGCGCGCTCTCCGTCACCGCAGAAGATGCGCGTCACCCAGTCGACGCCCCGCCTTCTCTGAGGTGATGAGGCGCGCGTCGCCCGAGAAGCACTGCGAGACGTTGTCGCCGTCGGCGTACCCGGCCAGCAGCAGCACCGGTACCCCCGTTGGTTTCAAGCGCCTGCCTCGACTCTGGGCCCAGGTTGTAGACGGTGATTTCCGACTTGTTCGGCTCCGGCTTGAGGTCCTTCTCCACCTTGAAGGTGACGCGCAGCCCGGTGATGCGGAGCGCCTCGACGAAGGCCTCGTTGGCTTTCGGCGTGGCCTTGCCAACGGCGAGGTCGACGCGCCTGTCGTAGAGGGCGCTCACGCCAGGTCCGCCTCGGTGAAGTAGTAGAGCTTCACGCGGCTGCCGAGGTCATCCTGCCCGGCCTCGAGTTCCTGCCCTCCTGTGTCGACCGCCACCAGCGCGCCTGGAGGCACAACGCCCGACTTGCGGAACGACTTCAGGAGGCTGGTGTTGAGGACGACGCGCACGCCGGCCACCAGCAGCACCCCCTCACCGTCGAGCAGGTTGAAGTACCAGCCTGCGTCGCGCCAGTTCCACCGGAAGTCGAAGGCGTAGGTGATGTTCTCCAACTCCGTGGTGACGCCGAAATGCGCGCCCTGCGCGACGACTGGGAGGACGACGGCCATGCCGCCACCCTACCGCACCGTTGGGTCGTTGCGCGTGTCGAGCTGCCACGTCGGGGTGTTGCGCGTGTCGAGCTTCCACATCATGTCTGCAAGTATCTTGACCAACTCCGCCCCGCATTGCTCTTCGTCGTCCCTGTTCTCATAGCAATAGATCAGTGAGTCGATGTAGTCCGTGCAAGGCGCCAGCGTGACCGCGACCTTGGCGGCTTGCTCGCGATGCGCTGCCATCAATCGCCGCGCTCGAACCACGCCGTCCTGAAGCTGCTTGAGTTCCAGCAGATTGACGACTCCGCCGATTCGAGAATTGGATCGCTCCTCCTTGATTGCCTCCAGATTTAGCCTCTCGAATGCTTTTTCTCGGCAAACGAGCGCCGACAGGACGATTTTGACCGTCTTCTTGGGGTCGATCAGTTCGACGACCCGCTTGTGCTTCGCCTCGGCTGCCGCCTTGGTGCACGCCTCGGCTGCCGCAGTCGCTCGCTGCGCAGCCAGCCACGCTCTATCCACCGACTCAGAAGCCGCAGCGCGATGTGCGGCGTCGGCCGCGTCCATCATGCGCCTGGCATTTGCGACCGCGTCTTGGCGCTCGCGAATCAACTGCTCTGATGGACACTCCTTGAAAAGAATCTGGTCCGCTTCAATCTCCTTCTGAAGAGGCACTCTCCACGCATTCCACTCGTCGGCGGCCGGAGGTTCCTTGTTCGACTCAGCCCCAACAACAACCACCACCAACGCGAGTAAGATCATTTTTGAACAGTAACTGTTGCGGCTATTTCCCGCCGCTGCACAGACGTTTAGCGCTCGCTATTTCAGGACTTCAAGCAACTTCACGACGGCGTCCTCGACACCCGCGGCGTCAGACTTGAGCACCGATCTGTCGAGCAACTTCTTCTTCTCTTCCTCGGAGACAGCCGTCGTCGACTGCTTCCCGCTGTCCTTCTTCTGATGCGCCTTCTCTGGCACCTTGGTCTGCACCACCTTGAGTCGAGTCGACTCGCCCTTGACGAACCGCACTTGCTCGAAGGTGGCGCTGAAGCGCACCGCATCGCCCGTCTTCGCATCACGGGTGAAGTCGAACTGCGTCATCACCATGTTGGTGTAGGTGCGCAGTGGGCCGTCGACGGTCAGCGCCTTGCGGGCGCTCTTCATTCTGAGCATCGTGGCGAGGCTCGCGTTCGCGTCTCCGAATCTCCCGGGCGCGCCGTAGCTCACAGCTGCATCGTCGGTGACGTAGGCGTCCTGCTGTGCCTTGGCCTCGACTGGGGTGTTGCTGAAGATGCCGTCGAGTTGCACTCGCTCCGGCACTTCTCGAGCATGGTCGGTCGGAGAGACACCTTCTTCGACCGGATACTTCGTGAGCTCGACGGCAGCGGTGTGCCTCTCGGTGATGGTCGCGTCGACCGTCACCTTGGGTCCCGCTGCCCCGGTTCCCGTTGCCTGTGTCTCGATGGTGACCCGAACTGCCGTCATGGGCGTGCTCCTGCGACTGGAAGAGCCTCACCCAAGCGCCTGTCGAATTCTGCGCTGACGTGCTTCCCAATCTCTTCTGGTGACTGATGTGGGTGCGGATTGATGACGATGCCGCCGACATCGACGTGCTGCGTTCTGATGCTCGACCCACCTATGTCCCGGTCGACCGTGCCTTTCGCACGAGACTGAATCATTCCGCCTGGAGAAAGCGATGCCGGACTGAAGGCCGATGTTCCGTTGTACGCTGGGCCTGGAATAATCGGTGACGGCCACCAGTCGCTCTGAAGCGGCCCTGGTTTCGGAAGCGATGGTGCGTCGTCCTCTTGGCCAATACCGGCTGCCTTCCCTGCGCGCATCAACATGCCGAGAGGTGTCCAGCGCAACGGTCCATTCATCAACGCAGGAATGAGGCGCCCCTCAATGTCAGTGAGATACCACCACACCTTCTTAAGGCCAGCTACGAGCCAGTTGTCTCCCTCAGATGGCTTCCACCACGACTCGATGATCTTCGCCCACTTCTCGCCGTACCTGCCGAGGATGGAATCACCACCCTTCAGCGTCACGTTGATGTCGTCGATGACGAGGTAGAGCAGGGCGAGCCCGGCGATCAGCGCGATGAGAGGCCAGGTCGCCGCGAGCCAAGCACCTGCGGCCTTCGCCGCAGACACAACAGCCCCGATGCCGAGCGCCACGTACCAACTCAGAGCCGTGGCCGCTGCCGCCCCCTGGGCAGCGAACGAGGCGATCGCAAGAATCCCCGACGCAACGAAGTAGCTGCCGATCGCCACCCCGACAAGTTTGAGCACGGAGACAAAGTGCTCGAAGTTGTCGACAACAAAGGCGACCATCTTGCCCGCCGTCTTCAACCCGCTCACCACCACGGCGAGCCACTTCCCAATCTGCTGCTTCACGATCTCGCGATTCACCTTCCACCACTCGAGGAAGCCGTCCAGCATCGGCTGAAGCACCGGCACCAGTTCCTCGGCGATGTACCGCTGGAAGACACCGAAGACGCCATGCACCTTGGTGAGGCTGTCGCCGAAGGCGTCGAACGCCTTGACCGACTCCTTTGACATGATGAGGTCGAGGTCCTTCGCCTCTTGCACCATGGCGCGGATGCCTGCACCCCCCTCGGACAACAGAGCGCCCAATTCCTTGGCGCTGCGGCCGAACAACTTCATGGCCACGTTGTTGCGCTCGGCGCCGGCCGGCAGCAGGAGCAACGCGTCGGCCGCGTCGAACATCACCTCCTGTGTGTTGCGGAGGTTGCCGCCCGCGTCCGTGACGCGCACGCCCAGCCTCTGGAAGGCGGCTGCTGCCTCTGCGCCACCGTCCTTCGCCTCGCCCATGCTGCGCCCCAACATCTCAAGCGCCAGGGTCGCTCCCTCGACGCTGGAGCCCGAGAGCTCGGCCGCGTACCCGACACCCTGCAACGCGTCGGTGGCGATGCCCGAGCGCGCGGAGAGGTCGTTGATTTTGGAGCCATAGGCTTCGGTGTCAGCGATGGCGCTGACGAAGAAGTCGCCGACGGCCTGGGCGGCGTCGACCACCAACTCCAGCGCCTTCTGGAGTCCGTTGACGGCGAGTTGAGCCGACGCGAACTTCGTCTCGTCAGCGTCGAGCCCAAGCTTGAGGAACAACTCTCTGAGAGACTCCACGTGTCACCTCTTGGGCTTTGCCGCCGTTGCCTTCGCTTCGTCCAGGGCGTCGAGCGCGTCGCACGCGTCCAGGAGGTCCCCCAGGTTCCACTTCGACTGGAGGTCCACGAGGGAGCCCCAGCCTGCGTCGATTACTCGGTAGCAGGGCCAGACGGCGAGGATGCGCTCTGAAGCATGGATGCGAACTCCATCTTCTTGGCGGCGAGGCCTGCGAGCCCGCTCTTCAGCACGCCGAAAAAATCGGCGTAGTTCTCCTCAAGCGCCCAGGCCAGCAGCTTGAAGACCGTCATCAGTCGGCCCTGCATCACCACGTCGAAAGCCGGCAGAAGGCGCGCCGTCTTGCCCTCCCAGGTAACCACGCACGACTCCAGCAACACCTCGATGAGGGAGCGGAGTTCAGCCGGCGAGCTCGTCGCGAGCCCCTGGAGCCCCTTCACGAGCGCGCCGATCGCCGCCTCCTTGCCGCCCTTGCCCGCGGCGTTGATGGCTTCGAGACCTGGCGCGAGGAACTTCGTCACGCGCGTGAGGGTCTCCATCGCCTTCCACGCGGTGAGTTGCGACAGCTCGAAGTCCAGTCCGTCGATGGTCTTCTTCCGGGGTTCAATCAAGGTGCGACTCCAGGGAAAGAGAAAGGGCGCCGATGCAAACGCTTGCACCGACGCCCATCAAACTACGCGGTGCGGCACTTCACGTCACGTCAGGCCGTTGCCGCCAATGAAGAGGTCCAGTTGCGGCACCTCGATGGTCCACTCTCGACCCTGCATGTCCTTGCCGTACTGCACCGAGGCGGGCTTCAGGACGTAGCAGTCGGCGCCGGCAGCAACGGTACGCCCCAGGAGGTCGCGCACCTGAGCAGCGCCAGTGCCGGCCCCAGTCGCCTCATCGATGGCCAGCAGCGAGGACAGGAAGTCGTTGCTCGAGCTGGTCTGCATCAGGGTGAACTTGATGGTGCCCGACTTGTTGCGGTTGCGGACGCGCGCGTACTCGCCATCGGCGCCGACGTGGGGAGTCCAGGAGTCCTCCTTGCGCTCGATTGTCATGAACGTGCCGTCCATGAAGCCGCCGAGGAGGTGTCCGTTGATGGTGGCGACCAACTGCGCCGGGTCGAACGTGTCGAAGCTCATGTGCTGTCCTCAGAGTGAAGCGGGGTTGGTCAAGCCGAGACGTTGCCTTGAATGAGGACGCGATGGATGGCGCCCGCGTAGGTCGCGGCGAACACCACGTTGCGCAGCGTGCGTGCCGTCTTGTCGAGGGCGCTGACGCTGGCCGCCTTGGGCACCGAGACGGTCCAGCCCGACGCGATGGCGCCGCGCTTCTCGTCCTCTTGGAGTTGGCCCGAGACCTCGCCGGCCACCACCGCGATGCCCTCGTCGGTGTAGGGCACCTTCGGGAAGGCCGCGAGACGGCCGAAGACGCGCTCGCCCACGCGCGCCTGAAGGTAGTTGAGGTACCGCACCAGGTCGCTGTACTTGCCGGAGGCAGACTGCCCCTCCTCCGTCATGGGGACGCCCTGGGTCGTCTCGTAGAAGTTGCAGTTCTTCGCCCGCATGTTGGTGCGCTGGGTCGAGGTGAAGGAGGCAACGCTGCACCCCTGGACCGTCTTGAACTTCCAGGTTTCGTCGCCGGGGGTGTACGGCGCCACCACGCCGATGATGCCTGCGTCGAGGAAGTCGTCGGTGGTGGGGCTGAACCACACCGAGGCGTTGTCGTAGGCCGACGCCTTGAGGAGCGCTGCCACGTCGGTTCCTGGGGCCGCGGTGTTGATGATGGCGGTGTCCTGCGACTGCGCCACGTAGAACTTCCCGTTGGCCTGCGCCCATGCGGCGGCTGCCACCACCGCGGCGCTCGAGTTGTAGAGCGTCAGCAGGAAGTACCAGTCGCTGCGCACCAGGTTGATGGCCGCGAGGTCCGTCGCCACGCCTGGGTCGGCATGATCCTGCGCCATTCCGATGTTGGCGAGGTCCGCGGTGCCGACCGAGAAGAAGGCGCCGGCCACGTTGGCGACGATCCGCATGTAGGTCGTCTGGTCCGTCACCGTCACCGCGAGGGCGAGCGCGTCGATGGCCGCCTTCAATCCGGCGATGACTTCCGTCACCGTCGCCGATGCATCCGAGGTGAAGGACACCTCGGTGCCATTCACCGTCATCCGGTAGGTGTAGCTATTCAGCGCCACCGGGGTGATGGCCCAGCGCTGGGTGGGGCGCAGCGTGCCCTTACCCACCAACACCTTCGGGGGCCTTGGGTTCTGCGAGAAGAGCTTCGAGGCCTGCTTGTACTCAGGGGTGCCAGTTGCGAAGTCCGCAACCATGGCAGTCAGGTCCGCATACTCGCGCACCACGTCAGCCCAAGCCGAGGCGTTGCTTGAGTTGCTGAGAATCAACGGCACGCCGAAGCCCGCCTGAGTGGGGTTCGAGGTCTGCGCCGTGATGGAAACCGAAACAACATCTGCAAGTGCCGACATGGGGGCCTCTGGTGGTGTGAGTTACGTCACCGTGGTGGTTGCTTCGTACGTCGCAATGTAGCCGACGGCTTCGGTTGCCGTAGCGGGCAAGAGCAGTTTGACCTCAAGCACTGCTTGTCCGTACCACGCGCCCGAATCCTGCACAGGTACCCACCTGACGGTGCCCTCGTCGAGGACACCGATATTGGCGGCGTTGAGTGCGCTTCGGGCGCTCGGCATGCGCAGGCCGGTTTGAGCCCTGTCGGCCAGAGCTCGCGCGCTGGCGTCGCCCGTGGTGGTTGGGCTGAAGAAGGAGACGGAGGCAACCGTGGTGCGCCAGCCGTTGGTTTGGAAGTGGATTTCAGTGCCGGCCGGGCGCAGCTCGTCGAAGTCCCAGCGCAGCTCGTCGCCGCCGCCCTCGGTCACCAGGTCGCCGAAGGTAATGAGCGCGGTCGGTCCGGGAAACCGGCTCTGTCCGTTTTGGTGGCCGAGCAGCACCTGGGCGTCCGCCAGGCCGGTCGACGACTTCACCCAGCCAACCACCGCTGCCTCAAGAGCCGTCCACGTCATGACGCGGGCCTCACGAGGATGGCGCGGTAGTAGTTGCCCAGCGTCGCCCAACGCTGCACCGACTCAACCTGGTGCCAGAGCCCGAAGACCTCGACCAGGTCAGGCTCGGCAGAGTCGACGGTGCGCAGCTCGGTGGAGGTGAAGCAGGCCATCTTCTCGGCGTTGCGCTGGCCGTCGGGCACCAGCTCGAGTTTGAGCCCATCAAGTGGCTGCACGCACGCCGACATGCTGAAGGTGGTGAAGGCCTGCGGCGCCCGCGTGCCGCCCACGTAGGTCGTCGCGGCTGGGCGTCGCACCGAGTAGGTGCCCGAAGCCAGCAGCTCGAGCACGTCGGACATGTCCTCGAAGCCGGGCGCTGACGAGGCGACTGGCGCGGGTGGTGTGACTGGCGTCTCTGGCGCCGTCGAGACGAGCGACTGCTGGACGTGTTCCGGGTACGCGCCAACCGCCGAGTCGGCGCGGAAGGTGACGCCTAGGAAGGTCTCAAGCGCGGGCGGGCTGAAGGCGAAGAGGTACGTGCGAAGCACCGTCACGCCTGGGTCGAACAACGGCCCGGCTGGGCCTGCGTACGCGCCAACCGTGGGCGCAGCGCCGACCCAGAGCGCGCCTGTGTCGTCCTCCAGGTGCCACACGGCGAATGGCAATGTCGACAGCGCCACCGCGCCAGAGACGCGCCGCGGGCTGGCCGTGGCGCCGTTGTCGACGAGGTAGGCCGTGCCCGTCATCGCGTCTTCGGTCGTCGGGATGAAGCCGTACATGCCGCCGCCAAGCTCAAGGATGGTGGGCGGGGTGCGCGCTACTCCGTTGCGGTCGCAATACTCGACGAAGGCCGGCACGACGCCCGTGAGGGGCGCGCCGGTGTCGTCGTAGATGGACCACGCGACGAGACTCACCGGGCGACCCACGATCCGTAAGGCGAGTTGAGGACCTGCGGCGACGCGGCGACGAGGTTGGCGTGCGTGTAGTTGGTTCCGTCCACCTGGAGTTCATTGGTGACGCTGGTGAAGGTGGGCGTGATGGCATTCAGAAAGATGCGCCCGCCACGCGCGACCTGAATCCCGGTGGTCGAAGAGGCGATGCCCAGCGCTGCGCCAGTGTTGAGGGTAATTGTCGAGCCCTCTGACGCAGCCAGTCCGTTGCCGCAGCCGGTGACGAAGTGCGTCCCGAAGAGAATCATTGTGGACTGCCCAACGATGCTCGACTGCGGAGAGGTCAATCCATTCGAAGCCGTGCTGGCGCAGACGTAGACGTTGCCGGTGAGCGTGCTGCTGACCGCCCCATACACCGCAAGCGCAGCTCCGCTGCCGCCGCCCGCGAGCAGCGACGACGTGATGTTGCTGCCGGAGCCAACCCTGTTGATGCTGACGGCCCCGTTGCTGACAGCGCGGAAGACGGAGCCGGTTGAGGTGATGAAGGCGCTGGGAGGGGAAACAGTTGAGGACGATGTCACGGATATGGCAGCTGAGCCGGCCGTGTTCTCCATGTAGGAGCGCGTGAATATGAACGACCCGCTGGTGAAGCTGACGGCGAACGAGTTCGTCCCCGACGCGCGCAGGTCGGAGCTGACAAAAGTCACGGCTCCAGAGCCGGGCTGAAACGAGTTCGCGACGCCCGTGCCTGAGTTTCGGAGCGCCACCGCCGTGATCGTCAGGCAGGTCGTCCCGCATGAGAGCCGCCCGATGCGGTTCGAGGTCGTGCTGGTCCAGACCGAGCCCACGTCCTGAATCGTGTACGTCGCGCCGTTCATCGACGCCGCCGTGGTCGGCAGGGTGATGGTGGTGGCGGTGTTGTCGTAGATGGGGTGGCTCTGCCCGGACAGCGCGCCCGAAGTGAATGTCACGAACCTCCCGCGCAGGTTGCTCGCCGTCCACGACTGAGCGGAGTCGGTGATGGACGGCACCGCCGTGACGGACGGGGCGGCGTAGGAAGTGACGGTGCCTGTTGCTGTGCCAGTCGTGAGGGTCGCCGTGGTCATGGTGCCGGTGATTGCCAGCGTGGCGCCCTGAGCGATGGAGAAGCCATCCACAGCGAAGGTCTCCGCGTAGGCGCCCGCCGCGACGTTTACTGTCACGCTGTGGTTGAGAAATTTCGGCACCTTCGCCAGCGCACCGGCCAGCGTTAGGCATGCGCCTACGCCGGCATCAGTGCAGGCATTGGAGTCGCTGCCGCCGTCCTTCTCAACGAAGAGCGTCATCGGCGCACTGGTCGCGGTGACGACTGGGAACCCGCCGACCGTCAGCCCTCCGTCGATGACAGCCGAGCCACTCACCCGCAGTCCGCCGTCGATGGCGAGGTCGCCCTGCACTGACACGCCGCCGTCGACGAAGGTCTTCAAACCGCCGAAGGTCTGCGTCTTGGTATTGACGAGTCCGCGCCGCGTTGCGGTGGCATCAGGCGGCGGCGAGCCCATCTGCGACAGCAGGAAGGCAAGGGCAGGGGCGAGGGCGCTGGCGAGCGTCATTTGGGCACCACGAGTTGATACGAGATGGAACCGACGAGCCGCCCCGTGTCCACGAGAGGCCTGGAGCTACCCTTGCGCCGAATCGTCGACGGCGCATTGGCGACGAAGTTGCTGCCGGTGGTGATGCGCTTCTTCACGTCTGCCGAGGCGCGCTGGCCGAGAAGCTCGAGCGCAGCCTCCACGGTCAGCTTGCCGCGCAGCACGGCAAGGGCCATGCGCGAGAGCAGCGCGTTCCAGTCCTTCGACTTCGCGTCAAAGGTGCTGCGCAGGAAGGGCCGCGAGGGAATGCCTTTCTGCGGCACGCCGAATTCGTGCACCACTGCGAGGCCCACGGTGTCGATGCCGCCACCACGCGGGGCGCCAACGTTGCCCATGACGCCCACCTTGACGTAGGGCTTTTTGGCCAGCGCCTGCGTCATCTTCAGGAGTCGGGCGAGGCCGTTGTCCTTGATGACGAGCCTCGTGCGGGCCATCTCACGTCACCTCGAAGCGTCGCCCGAAGAGCCGGGTCAGCCTCACGTACTCCTGGCCGTACTTCGTCGACTGCAACGAGAGATTGGTGCTGCCGCCCTGGGGCTGGGCGAAGGATTTCGAGACGCCGCCCACCGACACCGAGGTGAGAGGCCCTGGCGAAGCAGCCCCGCCGACGCGCACGTGCCGCACGGTGGCGAGGTGGGCCGCGAGTTGGATCGCCATCCTGTCCGCGCGCGCCTGGCTGCCGGCAGTAACCTCGCCGACCTCCAGCGCCACGTCGGACCAGATTTGAGCCCACTGGGCATCACTCACCGCCGACAGCTCGGCCGCCATCAGCAGCACGTCGGCCTTGTCGACGGTGAGTGCCATAGGTGCCTACTTCTTCGACGGGTCGATGACGGCGAGTTGCTCTTCGATGGCCTCAACCACCGCGGGGCGCTTGTCGGCGTCGCGCATCGCCTTCAGGACGGGCTTTGAAACCGTCTTGTCGATGAGCTCCACGGCCTTCTTCTCGGACAACTTCGCCACGTCAGCGAGAGCCAGCGGCTTGCCGTCCTTGGACTGGAGCACTTCGATGGTGCCGTCGTCGAGGAGCGCCTTGAAGGCCTCATACTTCGAGACCTCGGCGAACTCCTTCTCGTCAACGTCGTTGACGCCCGGCATCAGGTGGACGTTGCCGGCGTGGTGAAACCCGTCTCGGTGGTGGATGACAAGCATGCGTGACTCCAGGTGCGCGTGACGAATGGCGGGGGCCGGATTTGAACCGGCGACCTCTGGGTTAAGAGCCCAGCGACATGCCCGATGCTTGACCCCGCCGTACCGCAGTGGCCCATGCTGCTCGGGCCGGTCCTGACTTTCTCTTCGCCTTGCTGGAGAGGAAGACCAGCAGCGGGCGATCCTTCTTGATGCCGTTGCAGCTCAGGCACGAGGGTACGCGGTTCTCGATTTCGTTGAGTCCGCCCATCGTCAACGGCACGACATGATCAAGGCACTCTGCCTTGCCGTCCCTACAGTACGCGCAGCATCCTGAGTACTCGGCCACCAGTCGCGCCTTCGCTGCTTCGGATGGTTCAGGCCCGGCTGCGGCCTTTCGCTTGCGGTAGCCCCGGGACCACTCGGAAGCCTTCGCCTTGGCCTTGACCGGGTCTTTCGTCATCTGCTCCAGGCGCCATTGCTGCGCTCGCTTCCGAGTCGCGAGGCGACTGGGCGCTTCACTCTGGATATTGCGACGGTACCTGTTCTGTCTTGCCTTGTACGCGGGCGTGGAGGCCTCCTTTTTTAGGCCCCCACGCTTGCGCCACGCCTTCCTCGCCACCTTCATGCACTCCTTGCACTGACGCTGGTGCCCGTCGGCATAGCCGCGAGCCTTATTGAAGGCGTCTCGCGGCTTCGACACCGAGCACTTCGTGCATGTGCGCATGCAAGGTGGCGAAATCACTCAGATCCCATCCGCATATAGGATCGACATCGGGTAATAGCACTGCACGCCGGCAGTGCGCGCGTGGCACGCGATGACGGAGTTGAGCCCCTCTTGCTCGGGAGGGAAGGACTCGAACTCTTGCGGGATGACGAGCTGGAGCGCGTCAGGGTCGCGGCGGTAAACCATCATGCGGTTGGTCGGACCCGCGCCCGCGCCCGTCAGCTTGTCCCAGGGCTCGACCGACGTGATGTAGGGCGAGTTGCGGAGGAAAAACTGCAAGATGGTGGTGTCACTGCCGGCCTGGAGCGGGGGTGCTGGCGATGTATGCGTATTTGTCCACCGGCAGAAGCATGGTGTCGGGCTTCTCGGCTTCCTTGGTGGTGGTGACGATGGTGTGCACCGCCGAGTTCATGTCCTTGATGACTTCGAGGCCAGTCTTCGGGGTCGCGCCCGTGTTCCAGGTCGTCTGACCGCCAGCGCCCGCAGTGATGGTGTACGTCTGGGCGTTGGCGATGTTCAGCAGCCCGACGAGGCCGGTGGCGGCGTCGCCTGAAGCGCCGATGCTGTCGATCTTGTCCTCAATCGCCTGGCGAGCAGCGTCCGCCTTGCGCGCGTCGAGCGGCTTGCCGGCCATGCGGGCGGCGCGGATCTCCTGCACGGAGAAGCCATAGCTGGAGCCCAGGCCCTTCACCGTCACCGAGAACTGCTTGCCCTTCACGTCGGCGCGGGGGAGGTCTTCGGCATAGCTGCTGATGATCTTCGCGACGCCCACTCTGTCGTACTGCGAGTAGGTGACGACTTCGGCGCCGGGGTCGATCGAGTTGTCGACCGGCACCAACATGCGGATCTTTCGCTCCGCGTACTTGATGTCATAGCTGCGGGCGCGAATCTGCTCGAGCTCGCGGGCGAAGAAGATGTTCTCAGCGGCGTCAAGCTTGGGGAGGTTGTAGCTGCGGGGTGCCATGTGCTTGGTCCTTTCGAGGGCTGGCGTTACGGCAGGTTGACTTCGAGGACCGCGAAGCCAGCGGCGCCCGCGGAGGTGAGAAAACGAGCCGCAGTCCACGCGACGGCGGTGGCAGTGTCGGCCGACGCGCGAATGGCGCCCTTCTGAGTGCCGCCCGCGCCAGAGGTGTGGCGCACGTACACCGACGAGGCAGGCGTCACCGCTTCCTCGACCTGCACGTAGATGCGGCCCCGAGTGAGGACGCCCGCTGCGTACTTCGGTGGAATGCCGGCGCCCGCAGGCGACGAGGCGACCTGGCCCGGGTCTACCTGGTGGGTGTGGACGGACACGCCGATGATGACGGACGAGCCGTTCACCATGGCGAGGAATTGGTTGTCAGCGGTTCCCTTGGCGAGCGCGACACCGAAGGGCAAGTTGGCCGTGGCCTCCTCGTTGACGTAGCTGAGGATGCTGTTCTCGCCAATGTCGGCGAGCATGCCGGGGAAGGCGGCGGTCATGTAGGTCGTGTAAGCGGTCTGGCTCATTGAGGTGGTGTCCTTGGGGCTGCGGGGTGGTTACGCCGACTTCGCCGACGTGAGGCTCTTCTTCCACGCCGCCTGACTCGCCTTGACGAAAGCCTTCTTCGCCTCGTCGGCATCGAGCCGCTTCTCGGGCTCGTTGGACGGCGCCTCGAGCTTCTCGGCGTCGCGGTGCCACTCCGAGTCATCCTTCGCGTGCGCGTCGATGGCCGCGTCGAAACGGGCCTCGACGTAGGCCTCGCTGCGGCCGTCCAGCTTCACGTCGGGCGCCAGCTTCGCCAGCACCAGCTTGCGGACATCAGCCGGGGTGAGGGCGTCCAGCTTCGCTTCCTTGCCCAGCACCACGCGGGCCTTCGCGTCGAGCTCGGCGCGGGCCGCCATGTCGGTACGGATGCGCGCGGGCAGCTCCTTCATCTCGACTTCCAGCTTCGCCTTCTCGTCGACGGCCGCGTCGGCCTTGGCTTCGGCCTTGTCGGCGCGCGAGGTCGCTGCCTCAAGCTCCTTCTTGGCGTCGGCGGCCTGGGCAGTCAGCTTCGCCTCGTACTTCGCAAACGCCTGCGCGAAGGCCTCGGTGCTGGGGTCGAAATCCACGCCATCAATCCGAATCTTGTTCATGGGGTCTCTTCCTCGGGCGCCGGGCGCCGCTCTTGGGGTACCGAGATCGTTAGCACCCGTCTTTTCGCCTTCACAGGTGCGATCGACCTCGACAGCCGCCCCGTCCATGCGCACACGCACGTCGGCGCCCGCGCGGCCCTTGGAAACGATGGCCACATGGTTGCCCCTGATGTTGCGTTGCACGGCGTCGTAGCGCTGGCCCTGGTGCTCGCCTGGCGTCTCGTCCATGTCGCAGTGGTAGCCGCACGACACCTCGCAGGCGTCCTTGCGCTCCATCTTCTCGACGAGGGATGCGTCGGTGATGAGCAGCGCCGCGCGCAGCTTGTCGCCGTCCTGCCGCACCGACTCCGAGACGGCGCCGCGCGCCCACTCAGTGGTGTTGCTGGCGTCGAGCATGACTGGAGGGTGGTCGTCGGTGACGGGCACCATCGAGAAGGTCGCCAGGGAGTCGGCCTTGAAGACCTCGTCGGGCGGGCGGAACTCGAGGCGCTTGCTGCCGTCGGGCTTCAGGTACTCAAAGATGCCGGTGCGCGTCAGGTAGCCGTCGAGCCGCAGCCAGCCGTTGGACATCTTCAAAGGCTTCTGGAGTTCGCCTCGGTCGAATCGAATCGCCATGTTGGCAACGGTGCCTCAGTGCAAACGATTGCACCAGAGGCGAAACGCCCCCGTCTCGTGGAGGCAGCCGGCGCAGTCGCCCGTCGGGAGTTGGATCGACAGTCCTGCACAGCCGCTGTTTTCACCCACCTGCGGCTGGGGTGTCCGTGCGTCAGAGAGAGTCGAGCAGTCCTTCCACGTCGGGCGAAGCGCTGCATCGGCAGTTTATGGCAGACCCAGGAATGCCCTCGCTCGGTGGCTTGTCCCAGGCGAAGCGCTTGCCGTCGAGTGCCTCATGCTCTGGGCGGACGCGCTCGTCGTGGCTCGTTTCCCAGACGAAGTGCGTGAGGCCGAGGTCCTTCTGACGGGCCTCGTTGAGGGACCCGTAGAGCTTGCCGACTTGGTCCCTTGCGATGAGCGCCGCCCGCGACTCGCTCACCGCGAAGCGCTCTTCGATGGACTCGGCGATGGTCTCCCAGCGCTCGCCCGCGCTGATGCCGCGCAGCGCCACCTTCTGCACTTGGGCTAGCGCCTCTTCTGGAATCGACTTGATGAGGCCAACGTTCTCGGCGGTGAAGAGCTCGATGCGCTCGGCGAGGCGTGGGTCTCGAATGGGGACGTCTACGCCGACAGCCGCGCGCAGTTGTCGCCCGAGTTGCGCCTTCTGCCAGTCGGAGGTGCGGCGAGCCATCATCTTCGCCAGCGAGCCGAGGTTGCTCTTCGCGAAGGCGCCGTTGGTTAGGCTGGCCTTGACGAGCCCCACGTCGTCGTCGATGGCGTCGGTGCGGCCATTCACGTCGCGGGCGTGTTCCGCGTAGCGGTGCAGTTTCGGAATGAGGTCGCGCTGCGCGGCGATGCGCATGGCGTGGATCAGGTCGAGCAGGATGCGCGTGTAGGCCGTCTCAATGGCCTTGGGCGGCAGGGCCTTGGGCATTGGGCGCCGCCTGGGCTTCTTACCCGTCACCATCTGCACGTAGCGCCGCCGTGCCTGTACGAGGTGCTGCATCACCTCCCGCCCGCCATCTCTGCCTGGATTTCTGCCCAAGACTTGGTGCGCTCTGGGACGTGGGCGCGAATCTTGTCTGGATGAATGTTGAAGCGCCCCTTCGTCGCCACTACCACCTCGGAGTCACCAAAGTCCTTCAGCGCCTTCGATGCGCGATGCGACAAGACCACTGATGATCTCGGCACCTCGACCTCGACGATGAAACCGCCGTGTCCGAATCCCCTCGCCGTGCCCTCGTGCTCGGTGAATGAGGCTACCGCGTCCGTGTTGAGTGGAATCGGTGCGCCTGGATTCGCCGCCATGAATGTGCGGATCTCGTCCGCCTGTTTGCCGCTCACCCCTCGGAACAACTTCACGGTTTCCCCCCTCGTGTGCCGACTGAGAGGCCTGCGCCATCGCGCGAACGGTTGCGCGCACCTTCTTGTCCTCGCTTGCCGCGACATGCTTGGCGATGTGTTCGGCGGCATTCTTCTCGCCCTGACTGGCCAGAAATGCGGTCGTGCGCTCGAGATCCTTGTTCGGGTCGACGCCCAACTCGCGCGCGATCGCGGCCTTCAGCGTGATGGCTTGTCCGCGGCTTGAGTCGGCCTGCCACTCGTCGATCAACTTCTTCGCTATGGCCTTGTCGCCGCCAAGTTTCTCGGCGGCTGCTGCGAGTGACCCTCGTTTGACCTCGGCCTTCGCCGCCTTCGGGTCCTTCTTGTTCCCGGAGATGCTCGCGCCGCCTGTTTCAGCGAAGCGGCCTCCTTCATCTCTTTCGATCGCCGACTCGTCAAAATCCATGCGCTCGGCCGGTCTCACCTCAACCCCCCGAGGATGTCGATGCCTTCTTTCCCGACCGGCTCTTCGCCAGCCCCGGTGATCTCGAAGTCCTCCTCGTCGGTCTTCGCCTCTGGCTCGCCGTCGTCGTCTTCGTCCTCTGGCATGGGTTGCTTCGGGTCGATGGGCGCGACCTCCGCAGTTGGCTCGACCTGCACCGCCTCGGCAGCCGCGCGCGCCTTCTCGTCGAGCTGCGTCTCCATGGTCCACTTGTCGCCGCCGAAGCGCGAGACGGCCACCTCTTCCGGCAACAACACGCCCGCGTTGATGTAGGCAACGTCCGACGTCGCCACCTTGCCGCGCAGGTCCGCCTCTTCGCCCTCGGTCATCTGCCACAGCGGCGGGTACTTGACGCTCCAGCGCTTCGGCTCTTTGCCCTTCGTCGGCGCGTCGGCGGCGAGCATCAGCACGCGCAGGAGTCGGTTGTGGCGAGGGAGAAGGAACCGCGTCCGCTCGCCGGCCACTTGGTCATACCAGTTGCGAATGTCCGAGGCGCCCGTTGCGTTCATTCCCGCTGGTGACTGCCCCATGAGGACCGTCACCGGCATGCGCGCAGCCGCGGCGATGCGGATGCACAGCCGGTCGAGCAGCTCTGGTAGGCCGGTGATGGGTGTCGCCTTGCGCTCGAAGTCCTCATCCTTGTCGATGAGCAGGGCGCGCGCGACGCTGCGGCTCATGTCGATGGACTGGGCGCGCTTGATGATCACGTCGTCGTCGCCGCCCATGAGTAGCTCGGCGAGGCCGGCCATCTTGAAGACGGCCTGGGAGAAGTCCTGTACCAGCACGCCCGCGGCCTGAAACGCGGCCTGGAAGTCGGACACCTTCTCGAGGACGCGCACCAGAACCGAGTCGCCCCAACTGTTCCGCGCGCTGCGTTGCCGCGTCGAGACCACCACGCCGTAGAAGGGAATGATGCGCGACTCGTGCACCTCGAGCATGCCCGAGCTGCCGCCGCCCAAGGTGTCGCGTTGCACGCGGTAGTGGGACACCTCGCCGAACTTCGGCGACTCGCGGGTGCGGTAGTACCGCGCCGGCCAGCACTCGCGAGGGCGCAGCACCTTCAGCCACGGCACGCTTCGAATGGCTCCTTCGTTGAGGGGCTGATCGAAGGACTGGCCGTCCTGCGCGCCAAGCAGCAGCGCAGAGCCACCATAGGCGCGCGCGTACTGGCGCGCAGTTGTGAGGTTCAACGTCGCCTCGCGCTCATCGAAGTGGGCCATCAACTCCTGCGCGAGATCGCTGCCGTTGTCCTCTCGCCCGTCCTTGCCGTCGAGCCTCACCGGAGGGGCAGGGCGGGGCGCCGCGGTGGTGTCGGACACAACCAACTCGAAGCCCTGGCGTAGCTCGGCCTCGGGTTGCGCCTCGATGATCCGGGCACAGATGTCGTCGCCGAGCCACATTTCCTCGCACGTCTGCTCGTCGAGCCTGTCGGCGGTGAAGGCTGCGCCCAATCGCTTGTCGCGGCCCGTGACGCCCAATCCGCTGTAGACGTTGGTCCAGCCGTCAGCCCTAGGCTTCGGTGCGTCGGTGCGCGCCAGTGTCTTTTTCGCCATGCGGGGCAGGGTACAGCGTCAGAGGGTGGCTGTCGCCCGCGTGCGTGCGCGCTGGAAGGCCTTCTCGTCGACGAGGTGCGCGAAGGCCTGAGCCACGGCGTCGGCCTGGTCGTCATGCGCGCCGGGCAGGTCCTTCAACTCCCGAATGAGGGCCTCGTTCCACGCACCCCGCACCAGGCAGACGTTGCCAGCGCTTGCAATCGACGAGAGGGGCTTCCAGTAGGACTCCTTCGGCCCCGTCTTGCGCATGCCGACGACGTTGTGCCCGAAGAGCACCCGCGTCTTTGCGCCCCAAATGGCCGCCTTGCCCGCGCTGCCTGGCTCCTGCTCTACGATGATGGTGACCCGCTTGCCGTCGGTGGCGGCGGTGGCTTGAAGGCGGCGCTCGGTGACGCCAGGGTCTTCTCGGAAGCGCTCCACGTCGGATATCCACACGCGGCGCTCGTGGTTTTCCAGTGTCTCGACGGCCACCTTCGCGCCAACCGTCCAGTCGGGATCCTTGCCCGGCTCCTCTTCGGTGGCTGCCATATCCCAACTGCGCACCCAATTCAGACCCGCGGGCGCCAAGTCGACGATGCGGAACCACTCAGGCTTGAAGAAGTTGCCGCCGTGCGCCGCGTCCCAGTCGCCCTTCTCGAGCCACTTGCGCGTGACGGGGTCGAGGCGCGCGAGCTGCGCCGCATAGGCCTCGGTGTCCAAGCCCGGGTTGTCCTCCTTGAAGGAGGGCACGAAATAGGCCGGCTGCGCTTCGCGACCTGCCGCGCGGGCTGCGTCGACAGCTTCAGCCGAGGGCGGGGAGGCGTAGACGGGCGGCTGTGGTAGCGCTTTGCGTCCGGTGACTGCGTCGCGAATGTCCTCCCGCGCGTCGGTGCCGGTGGTGTTGTGCTTGGCGTACTCGACGAAGCGCCGCTTGACCCATTCATGGCCGCGCCCACCTGGGTTGCCGGAAGCACGCATGCGCAACGGCACGGGCATCGCTCGCGGCTTGCGGAGTCGCGAGAAGAGGAACCGGTAGGGCGGCTCGAGCCATGAGGTTAGTTCGTCGATGCCCAGGAACTGGAAGGCCGCGCCCTGGTATCGCTTCGTCACTTCAGACAGCGACGCCGCGTAACCAAAGTGGATGGAGGCCGGCACTCCCGACGTGGGGAACTTCCACGCGTGCTCGCCTGTGTCCCACCATGCGCGAGTGCCAGCGAACCAGGTGTTGGAGCGGGCCAGAATGGCGTCTGGCTTCAGCATGTCCGCCTTCGTCAGACGGAAGAGGCCCGCGCTGTAGCCGGGCACGTCGACGTACTGGAGCGCAGCCAAAAGCAGCGCCGAACTCTTACCGCCGCCTGCCGTCCCGCCGAAAAACACCTCCTCAGCGTCAAGGCCGAGGAAGATCCTCTGCATCTCCGATGGCGTCTCTGGCGCCCACGGACGAACCACTTCGAGGGTCTTCGTAAGCACGCGCTCGCGGCGAAGATGTAACCGCTCCCGGGCCAGCTTCCTCAGCGAGTGCAACGAGGATGCGCTCGAGGATCTCAGGCTCATCAGCGAACTCCTGCTCCAGTCTGTCGAGCCCAGCACTCAGCTCGGAGGTGACCTGCACGCGCACCTGCGGCGAATAGGAGCGATCCAACACCGCCAACAGCGGCAATGGGTCGGCGTCGATGCCGCCATCCTTTTTCGGTTGGCATCGCTTCTGCGCCCGCGCCAGCAGTCGCTGGACGACCTCGCCGCGGGCCTTCGTAACAGCTCGGAAAAACTCGGCAAAAGGTCCGCGCGTCGCGTCGCGCCCTTTGCGCATCCAATGAGTAATGGCAGAGCTACTCACGCCGATCACGGCGGCGGCTGTTTCGTACGTCGCGCCCGTCACGAGCTGCGCACAAAACGCCTTCTGGATTTCAGCGGTCAGCTTAGGGGGTCTCCCGACGGCCATCGCCTCACCCTACACCCGCGGTGCAATCGTTTGCACTTCTGGACTGATAGGGTCCGCCTGGAACCACACCGGAGCCACCATGGAAGCCCCTCCAGTTGATGCGGCGCTTGCGCGACGTTTTTGGTCCAAGGTCTCAATTGGTGGGCCGGATGAGTGTTGGATGTGGAACGCAGCGTTGATGCGAGAGCGCGGCGGATACGGCCAGATCAATGTTGGTGGGCGGGGCGCATGGTGCCCACCGCATTGCGTTGAGTCTTTCGCTTGGCCGTATGGCTACTGGAACGGTGTGCCACCGATGCGACAACCCGCGATGCTGTAATCCATCGCATCTCTACGAAGGCACACCAAAAACGAACGCAGCGGATGCTGCGCGCAAGGGAAGGATGGGCACATGGGACAGACGACAGAGGAACTTCATATCGCCGTTCGCCAAGTTGACGGCCGAGATGGTTTTGGAGATCAGACGCAGATTGCGAATGGGCGAGACGAAGCGCGTGATCGCCCAGCGCTTCGGAGTCTCAACGACGGCCATTCTCCACATCGTCACGGGGAGGAATTGGAGCCACGTCGGATTGAGTGGATCCGAATCTGCGACGTAAGACCCGATCCACTCAATGCGAAGCTGCACCACCTTGGGGAGATCGTCACCAGCATCAAGAAACGCGGCTTTGTCGAGTTGCCCGCGGTCGATGAGCGCACCGGGAAGTTGGTGGCCGGGCATGGCCGCATCGAGGCGCTCGCGGCGCTGAAGAAGGACGGCGGCGAGCTCCCGAAGGGGCTGAAGCTGGCCGACGACGGCGAATGGCTCGTGCCGGTGCTGCATGGTTGGGCGTCCAAGGACGACACCGACGCGAAGGCATACCTGGTGGCGTCCAACCGGCTCGTCGAGGTCGGCGGGTGGGATGACGCGGCGCTTGAGTCGCTGCTGGTGTCCATCGCGAAGGAGGGCGGCGCCGAGGCGCTGCTGGGGTACCGGGTACGATGGCGACGACGTCGACAAGATACTGTCGGACCTGGCGAAGGAGCCGTCCGCGGTGAAACACCAAGGCGATGTCTTCCAGGTGCTTGTCGAGGTCTCTGGTGAGGTTGCTCAGTCCGAGCTGATGACGCGGCTCGAGGGCGAAGGCTTCAAGGTTCGCCCCCTTATTTTTTGATCGGAGTTGACCGGTGAACGTCGACGTAACCGTTGAGACCGAGGTCTCGAGCAGCGTCAGAGCTCGGCAGGTGCAGGCGTCGTTTGACGTGCCCGAGCGCAAGAAGCAGCGGCTCGAGTGGCACCTGGAGATGCCCATCGAGGCGCGAGAGTGGAAGGTGGGACTCATTGTCGGGCCGTCGGGCAGCGGGAAGTCCACCGTGATGCGGCACGTCTTTGGCGCCGAGAAGCCCATCGAGTGGCAGGCGAAAAGTGTCATCGACGACTTTGACTCGAAGTTGACGGTGGCGGCCATCACGGAGGCGTGCGGCGCTGTCGGCTTCAACACCATCCCCGCGTGGTTGCGGCCCCATGCGGTGCTGTCGAATGGCGAGAAGTTCCGCGTGGAGCTCGCGCGCCGGCTGCTCGAGGAAGCGGCGCCCGTCGTCATCGACGAATTTACTTCGCTTGTCGACCGCCAGGTGGCGAAGGTGGCCTCCCACGCGGCGCAGAAGTTTGCGCGGCGCATCGGCAAGCAGCTCGTCGCCGTGACGTGCCACTATGACGTCGAGGACTGGTTGCAGCCGGATTGGGTGTTGGACGTCGCCACGCGCGAATTTCGCTGGAGGGAGCTTCAGCGACGGCCGACCATCGAGTGCGATCTCCGCCGTGTGCCATACGAAACCTGGCACCTCTTTGCGCCGTTTCACTATTTGAGCGCGGACCTCAATCGCTCGGCCAAGTGCTTCGCGCTGCACGTCGATGAGCGGCCGGTGTCCTTCGTTGGTATTCTGCCGTTCCCCCACCCGACCCACCACGACATCGTGCGCGTGAGTCGGCATGTCACGCTGCCGGATTGGCAGGGGCTGGGATTCGGTATGGCGATCGTCGAGCGGCTCGGCGGCGCCTATGCGGCACTCGGAAAGCGGTTGCGGCACTACCCGGCCCATCGCGCACTCATTCGCTCGCTCGACAAGGGGCCGTGGCGAATGAAGAAGGAGGCGGGGACGTTCTCGAATGACCAGGGGGACAAGTCGACCATCGGGCGAAAGACGTTCGGGGGACGCCCGTGCGCGGTGTTCGAGTACGTCGGCCCCCGCGTGGCCCGACACGTTGGAGGCGTCGGGGCTCGTGTTGGGTGACGTGTCCTGACGTCGCTGCGCGCGTCCTGACGCGTTTTCTCGCGTCCCGACGTGTCTCTGCACGTCCACGAACGTCGCGACGCTGGGCGTCAACTGCGCGCGCCCTCGCGTCCCTGTGCGGTCAACTGCGCGAGACCCCACGAGAAACCAGAAAACCCAGCGAATTCGGCCACTTGCACTTGACGTGGTGGCGCCGCGTGCATATTGTTTGTTCATCAACGACGCACCACGCGCCGCTGACGAAGCCCGCCGCAAACGGGTCAAGGAGAAGAATATGTCGCCCATTGTTTGTTCGGTCTGCGATCGCCTGACGGCAGGTGATCAGATTGGCAGCAGGTCATTGAATCATCTCCACGGCGTTTGCCTCGATTGCGAGACGTGGTCGAACAAGGAGACGGCGGTGCGCGCCAACGTCGCATGGAGGGCTGCGGTAGTGGCGCTGATGAGAATCGGATTCACGCCATTCGAGGCGAGGCGCATTCTCGACAGCAAACTGGGCCGCCACATGGCCGACCAGATGAGCGGCTCGCGCGTGGACATAGGTCGCACCATTGCGCGTCTCGCTACGACGTCATGGCTGCGCGACATGGCGTCAGCGTCCCTGGAGGCGCCGTGATGACCACGCGGACGGAGGCGATTCAGGTGGCGCGCGATGCGGTGTTGGGTGGTGTCGCGAAACGGTTCTACAGCGGTCGGGCGCACAAGTGCTGCTGCGGGTGCAGCGGCAAGTACAGCGATCCGTCGGCGCGATGGATCAACAAGATGGCAAAGGCCATCGACGAGGCGGAAGACGCGGCCGTCGACGTGGGCAACGGCTACGTGGCGGTCGAAACGCCGACGCGCGTGCTCATCGCGTACTGGGAGAACTGACCCATGGCGCACGACAACGACGAAATTGGTCCCCAGGAATTCGCGGGCGCTGAGGTGCATGCGTGTGAGTGCGATGTCTGCATGAAGATGACCGCATGCACGAACTACAGCGGCGCGATGGAGTGCAGAAACTGCCTAGCGGACAATTTTCTGATGGGGGAGGCGCGCGACAGCAACGAAGCGGCACGATGGGCGAAGTGGGTCTTCGAGGGTTCGATTCAGTAGGCCGCGTTGACGGGGCCGCGTGAAGTGCCCCGTTCTATGTCGCACCCCCCCAGCGCAAAACTGGGGTCCACTCGCAGCACCGGAGAACAAACGAATGGCTCACAATCTCTACAAAGACACGATGGTTTATGCAGGCGACGTCCCGTGGCACGGACTGGGCACGAAGCTTCCCAGCAACGCGACATGGGAGCAGGTCGCGCAGCTCGGCGGCTTCTACAAGGTGCGCGAGGAAAAGGTTCTCACCGCCTCGGGCTGCGTCATCCCATCGAAGAAGGCGTTGGTGCGCGACGACACGGGCGCGCCCCTGTCCGTCGTCAGCGAGTCGTACTGCGTCGTCCAGTTCGAGGATGTCGCGAAGACGCTCGTCGAGGCAGCACACGGGGTGGACGCCATCTTCAACACGGCGGGCCTGCTGGGCGAGGACGGCGCCCGTGGGTGGTTACTCGCCGAGCTGCCGCGCGTCCTGCGCGTGAAGGGCGACGAGTCGGAGATCAGGCCGTACCTGCTGGGCACCGCCGCGCACGATGGCCACAACGGCGTCATCCTCCGCAACGTCGCCACCCGGGTCGTCTGTCAGAACACGCTGGGCGTCGCGATGGGCGAGGACACGAAGTTCAGCGTCGCCATCCACCACACGAAGAACGCTAGCGTGCGCCTCGACGAAGCGCGTCAGGCGTTCCACCTGCTGCTCGCCGGCATGGACGAGTTCGAAGCGATGGCGAACATGTTGGCGTCCACGAAGTTCACCGAGCGGCAGATGGCGCGGACCATCGACGACCTGCTGCCCATCGACCTCGAAAGCGGGAAGGAGCCGAGCAAGGTCCTCACCGAGAAACGTGAGCGCGTCGCGTCGCTCTTTGAGACGGGCATGGGCATCGGCCCCGGCATTCGCGGCACGGCGTGGGCGGCGTTTCAGGCATGGACGGAGTACGCGGACCACCATCGCGTCATCCGCGGCGACGACAACGGCGCGAAGCGGCTTGAGTCCGTCTGGCTGGGTCGCGCTGCCGACATGAAGACCGACGCGCTCGCCAGCATCACGCGTCAGATCGCCGCGTAGCTCGTCGCCCTGTGACGCCGGGGGGCTCGTACCCGGCGCCCTATGTCGCACCCAGGCCGCAAACCTGGCAACCCGTAGCACCGGAGAACCCATCATGAACCTCGGAGACGTTGTTCGCCCTGTCGTCAGCCTCGCGGGTCTCGACTCGCGCCAGCAGTACCGCGTGGAGCATCTTGAGGAGACGTTCCTGACGACGATCGCCTACCTGCGCGACGCAAGCGGCGCCCTGCACCCAGTCGAAAACGCCCACACCTTCGTCGAGGTCGTCAAGTCGATGCCTCGCACCCCTTCCACCCTTTTCCCTGCCTGAGGCCCATCATGCCCACAAACACACGAGGCCCTTGGCGCGCGCGATTCGTTGGCACCTACGCGCTCCCTGCTTTCGATGTCGAAGACACCAATGGCACCACCATCGTGACCTTGGTGTCGTCGATCTACACCGCACCCGCACGCGTTGACGCGATGGAATTCGATGCGCAGTTGATTGCCGCAGCGCCCGCACTTCTCGACGCGCTCAAGGACATGACCGCGTACTGGGAGCGCGAAATGGCGAGTGATGCCTCCCCGAGGATGATCGCCGCCGCACGCCGCGCAATCGCCCAAGCTGAAGCGAAGGTGATGCCGCCAAACCCCTACGAAGCGGCGAGGGGCGAGTCATGAAGCTGAAAGTTCGGTGTGAATGCGGCGCCGTCCATCATGTCTCGCGGATCTCCATCGAAGGCGCCCTGGGTGGGGGCACGTGCTTCAGCAACAGATATCGCTTCCGCCACGTGCCGACGGGAGCGCTGTACGGCATCACCCCGGAGTTGTGGGACCGACCCACCATGACGGAAGGCGAAGCCCGAGAGATCCTCTGCATCGCTTACGGCGTGGACTCAGCGGAATTGGAGGCGCTGCCATGAGCCGCCTGATGAAGCCGCACGCCTCGCTGACCGACGCGCTGCGCGAGCTCATGAAGGCAGCCCCCCGAGTCACGCCACCAAGGCCGGTGCTGTCGCCATCGGCGTGCGTGCCGCAACCGGCGCAGACACGAAAGCCCAAGCGACAGCCGCCGCCGCCCGCGCCTGTCGTCGCTTACTCGTCGATGATCGACGGCTTCGTGGTGACGCCTGACGACCTGCGCAGCCGAGACAACAACCGCCCGCACACGCCAGCGAGGTACGCGGGGCCGCCACCGAAGAGCGCGGCTGCCGCATCGAAGTTGCGACGCAAGGAGATGGAGGCGTGCGGGTGTCGACTGTGCGCGCTCGCGCTCAACCCGCCGCAGACGTTCGCCGAATACGAGGCGCTGGGGCTCAACTCTGTCCGCGCTGAATTCGAAGCGGCCACCGAACGCCATCCCTTCACGTTCCAGTGTGCCAACCCGAGTTACTGCACGAACCCGAACCACAATCCGAAGGCGCGACGTGATGCGGACGAAGACAGAGGATGGAACACGCGAGGCAGCAAACCAGCCATGCCGGAACGCGAGGTGGCGCGATGAAGCCCGAGACGAATGCCGAGGCGCTGGCGCGGATGTTCGCCGAGCAGGTCAAGCGCGAGAACGAGGCCGACATGGTGACCTGGGATGGCCTGCTTGAACTGGTGGAAGCGCGCCGCAACGGGATGTCGTACCCGCGCGCTCACCTCGACGCGGTGGCGAAGGTCGAGGCGGTGTTGAAGATTCTGCGCGCCGTCCACCAAGACAACCTCGACGCCGAGGAACGCCACCAGCGCGAGGTGTACGGCTCCGACGACGAAGACGAAGAGCAGTTTGACCTCGATGACCCTGACTACGAAGGCGGAAAGAGGATTGCGCGATGAAGTTCACCGACATCAACCCGCTTGCCCCAGCGGAGCGCTGCCATGCCGAATGCCCAGGGTGGTTCATCGAGGTCACCGATGGGCGCCCTGTGCGTTGCGACGAGTGCGCGCGCGCTGCAAGACGCAATGGCATCGACGAGGTCACCGACGCAGACGCCTTTGACGTTTGGCGGCACCACGTGCTCGAGCTGGTCGAGGACCTGGTGAAGACGACCCCCCAGCAGCGCGAGGTCGACGCGCTCTTCCCGGAGCTGCGCTGATGCTGCTCTTCCACGAGGAGTTCCGCGCGCCCATCATCCGTCGCGCGAAGACCGTCACACGCCGCAGCAACCTGGCGTGGCGCCTCAAGACCATCAAGGTCGGGCGCGTGCATGGCGCCTACGTGCGCCCGCCGTGGATGGGTGGCGAGCCCTTCGCGCAGCTGCTCATCCTCGGCGTGACGGAGTCCGACTTCCTCACCGTCGACGAGCGTGAGGCCAGGCGCGAGGGGTTTCAGAGCGTCCTGGCCATGCGCGCCTACCTGCTTGAGACGCACGGCGGGAGCTACGACTTCTCGGAGCCCGTCGCGCGCATCGAGTTCCGCATCACCAAACGAACCGTGTTGCCGGCCACGAAGCGAGTAGGAACGTCAAGTTGACGCCTCTAATAGACGCCCGTTATCCTTGTCTCACGGTCGCAGCAAACGACCGCCACCGCAGCACCGGAGAACCACAATGCTGATCGTCACTACCGCAGACCAGGCCGCCGTCATCATCGCACTCGACCTACGCTCGGAGGCGCTGAAGTGCATCTCGCAAGGCGCCCAACCCGGCTACGTGCGCAACGCCCATGCGGGCACCGAGTTGCTCATCGTCGGCACCCGCGCCGGGGTTGCCCGCAACGCCAACGCGGAGTGGGGCGACGTGGTGCGCGACGACGAGCACGGGCAAGTCGTGGTGATGGACGACACGGGCGAACGTTTCAATCTCGAGGCGCAGTCGCTCACCGAGATCGAGGTCGCAGAGGAAGCCCGCGCGGCTGAGCGAGCGGCCGAGGAGGCAGAGCGCGCCGTCACCTACGTGATGCGCGACGAGTCGGGAGACACCGAGCTCGACGCGACGACCCTGGCAGAAGCGCGCAAAGAGGCGCGCCAGATTCTGCGCGACGGCGACTGGGACGTGAGCCAGGGGACAATCTGGGTGGACGCCCACATTGTGCACCGCGACGAGGTCGTCGACACCGTCACCGTGGCGCTCGACCCGCCTGAGCCTGACTGCGTCGAGAGCGAGCACAAGTGGAAGGACACGGGCATGCGCGGGAACGGCGGCGGGCTCCTGTACGCCGAGACATGCGAGCACTGCGGCTGCGTGAAGCGCACCGATACGTGGGCGCAGCGCTCGGACACCGGTCAGCAGGGGCTGCGGTCGGTCTCGTACGAGGAGGCGTCATGATCACCACGGTCGCTGACCTGTTCTCGAGGTACTCCGACCTGTGCGGCGAGATGGGCCCAGCGATGACGCGCGACGAGCTGCGCGCTGACTTCCAGGAATGGTGTGCGGCTCACGACGTTGCCGCGCGGTACGAGACTTCCTGGGAGGCGTACCTCGACGCCGCCGACGGGCCATTCACACCGACAGTGATCCAAGTGATACGCGAGCAAGCCGAGGTTCCCGACGAGCGCGAGCATGAGCGGGCTGCGGCGGTTGAGTTAGCTTCGAAGTCCTGACTTTCGACGCGACGCGCTCCGCTCCGTTCTCCGGTGTTGAGCGCGTTTTGCACCCCGCGGCCGGGCGCGGGTGAGCGTCTTGGAATCGCCCGGCACTTTCACTTCATCGCGGTGCGGTAGGCGTCATCAGCTGCCCAGAAGCCGCGCGCATGCCATTGCACGTGCTGCCCGTCGGTGCGGCCGGCGTCGACGTACTCCTCGATTGCGTGGCACAGCTCGTGGCACAGGCTGGCCATTCGCATGTCGACCACCAGGGCATAATTCGACTCTTCGCCGCCGACGCGTTGCCCACCGCGGTCGACCCATGAGTCCACGTCCTGGACGATGACGGTGACCCGATTCGCCGCCGCCCAGATGTCCGCCTCAGCGATGGTCGAGTGCTGGCGTAGTGCGGTGACGGCTGCGCTCATCGCACGAGCGATGGCATCACCGTCGACGCCTGGTGTCTTCGAGATGTACGTCGGCCCGCTCCACCCCGGGATGGACTTGAGCTTGGGCAGTCGCGCGATGGCCAGCCCGATGAGGACGCCAGCCACCGCCATGACGGCGCCGACAAGGCACAGGGCGATGATGACGGAGGTCACCGCGGCCACCTGGTGGTGAGGCAGAGCTCGTCCGGCTCGAGCTTCGGCGCTGGCGGCCGTCTCGACGGGTGCGAGTGAATGACGATGGCGCTCGGGAACGGAGCCGAGTCGCTGCGCCCGTCGGCCATACCTTCGAAGCAGAGACGCTCGCTGTGAAAGTAGACCCCCGTGATGAGGCCGGCCCAGCGCAGCCACAGGACGCCAGCGGCAGGGTCGTACTCGCTGCGCACCAGCCGACCGGCCGCACCATCGGCCGACATGACGAAGGTCCGCCACCAGTCGGTGTCGACGCGCGCCGGCAGCAATTGCACCACGAGTGCGCGCGCCAGCATCGCCTCGTCTCGCGCCTTGTCGATCCACTGCCCGATGCCCCGCCCGTAGCTTGGATTGAGCCAGGCCGTCTCGCCCTCCCATGACTGCACCAGTCCGTTCTCCTTCGGCGAGAAGAATCGCGGGTGCTTGGTGTTCGACGGGAGTGCCGCGACATCGATGGTGAAGGCGAATTGCCGGTTGATCCAGTCCCAGAAGTCGACCGGCGTTCCCCATGTTCCTGAGTTCGACGAAACGAGCGCCGCAAGATTGCGCTTCATGGTTTCGCCCCTAGTTCCTTCAACGCCAACTCGACAGCCGCCGATCGCTCGTGCTCCTGCTCGTCGGGAACCTCGGCGGCTTCACTGACCACCGTCGGGCTTCCATCATGCGCGCGCGGCTGACGCTTCGCATTGGGTCGATCCGGTGGAGTCGACACAGGCTGGATGTTGATTTCTGGCGTTGGTTTTGGGTCGCCCTCGACGCACTCGTAGGCGTGCGACGCATCTGCCCGGTTGTCTTGAATCCACTCGTTGATGGCGTCACAGCCGCGAAGATGCCCGAAGCCGCAGCTTCCGCTGCATTGCTCCAGGCACAGCCCAGCGCCCCCGCCGCTGCGTAGGTCGGCCGTCCACTCAACGTCGACCTCGCCAGGGTGGCGCTCCTCCATGGCTTTAAGGACTCGCCGCACGCGCGACTCCGACGCGATGGCCTGGCCTAGTGCGTGTCGGAGATTCTTCGAGTCGACCTGCACCGCCTCGCACTTCATCGCCAGCCGGCCAATGTCGCCACGCACCGCCCAAGGCTCGACGGCGTAGCCCTTTTCTGGCGTCGCGATGCCGGCTCCAGCGAGCGCGGCGAGCACGTCGGCGGCCATCTGCTCGAACGCCATGCGCGCCTTGTCTCGCTGCTGGACGAATTCAACCAACACAGCCTCGCGCTCCTTCAGCACCTCATTCAGCCGATGCCTTTCCTCGTCGCGCTCGCGAAGCGCAACGTTGCGCTCGGCACGCGCCACCTCGAGCCCATGCGCGAGGCGAGCCAACTGCGCTTCCTGTCCTGCGAGTCCTTCACTCGGTTTCATCGCTGCTCCCTACGTTGTTGCGGCAAGTCCAACCCTCGCCACGACTGAAAATGGGCCAAGCAGATAGCGCAGACATGCTGCAAGCCGGGCCACGGGTCATTTCCGAAACACACTCTTCGCGACGAGTCAGCGCACGCCGACTCTTCGTCTTCCTCGTGAAACCAGTGCTGCATGGGTGGGCGTGCCCCCCTCCTCACCGTCGAGCGCGCCCACCCGGTAGTCATTCGGCCCCCCTTCTTCGAGCGCCTCCACGCTTCATCGAGACGCCGTTGCTCCTCGTCCATGTGGCGGCGGCGCACCATCAGCGCCTCGACGACAAGCACGCACGCGCCGAACAGAAGCACAACGGCTGCAAACGTCAGGAAGCAGCTCATAGCGGGTCTCCGTAGCGGTCGACGGGGATGGGCGTGAAGACGGCCTGAATGCCGGGCGACTTTCCAACCTTCCGTCGAACGTCGCTCAGTTCGGCCACCTGCTCATCATCTTCGAAAACGACCCCGTTGAGTGCGTCGAAGTAGACCTTGAGCCTGTCGTCGAGGTCGCAACCCGCGCGCTCCATGGTGATGACACCCGAGAAGCGCAGCATGCACCCCTTCGGGAACATCACGACGCCCGCCTTCGCTGCGCCCGCGGCCACCGCCTTGGCGTACTCCTTCGCCTCGGCCGTCTTGTAGACCTGAGCGGTGAACTTGCCGCCGCCGATGGGCATCGCCCGCGCCTTAAAGACGCGGTTCCAACTCGGGGGCAGGGGAGACCAGAGCTCGACCTCCCGCGGTTGCGGCTTCGGCGGCAGCAGGGCGGTGACCTCGGCGACCGTCGCATGGACGCGCTGAATGCTGCGGTCGAGCGCCGCGCGTTGGTTCCGAAACAGCGCCTGCACTTCGTCGCGCGTCACAGCTTGACCACTTTGTCGAAGATCTCGGCAAAGCGTGAGCGCTTGTCGAGCGAGTCAAGCCACCAGGTCGAGTTGCAGATCGGCATACACACGGGCACGAGCTGCACGGCTTCGTCCACCATCACCGGCGACAGCGCCGAGTGCCAGCCGCACAGCGCCCGACCGCACGAGGTGCAGATGGTTGCGTGCTCGCGTCGACAGCAGCACCGCACTTCGGTGAGCGGGTTCATGGCGTTGGCTCGTTCGATGCGGCAATCGCCTTCCTCGACGCCTTGCTCGTCTCCCACCACTTCAGGCCCATCGCCTTGCGGCGCGCATAGAGAGCCCTGAGGCACTTGATGTTTGCGGCAGATTGGCATGCCCTGCATCGCCTTCTTCCTCTGATGAGCAAGGTGTTCTCAGTCGAGAATGCGTGACCTTTTGCGCAATGCGTCTTGCGTGAATTTTCGGCCGCGAGCGTTTTCCCGCGCATGAGATTTTCCCGACATGTCACGGGCTCTAAATGTGCTGGGTTGACGCAGCACCGAACGCGGCACAGGTGGTCGAGATGCTTTCCGTCTGGAACATCGCCGTGCTCGCGAATCCATGACTGCCTGTGCGCGAGTCGAGGATGGAATCGTGAATATCTCCCGTACCCATACTTGTCCAAGGTCCCGATCCAAATCCAACAACCAGTGTTCGGCTCCGGCGTCCATCGGGCATCAAAACGATCCCACTTGCCTTTGGCGGTTGTCATTCGACGCCCTCGACGCGCTTCAGTTTCTTTGGTGGTTGAAGCCTAATGGCGGTGAACGCGGGCAGTTGGATAGTCTCCTTGGTGATGGGGTTGAGCACGCGCCGTTGCTTCCTCGTGGTGGGCTTGAAAATTCCGAATTTCGGCACGTTCACCTGCTCGCCCGCCATGACGCGCGCGAAGATGTCCTGAAAGAGCGCATCGGCGAAGAGTCGCGCCCCCACCAAGGATTGTTTGTTGGTGGCGATGCCCGTCCGCTCCTGCACCGCCCGCAGCACCTCGTCGAATTTCACCCAGCGCTGGCCCTTCACTTGGCACCTCCCGTCACCGCGCATCGGTCGTCGACGCCGACGCCGCGACGCACCAGGGCGCCCAACATCAGGATGCAGGCCCCGGCGTGAGCCAGGTGTGGAAGGCCCGAGTCGGTGTCGCGCTCCGTGCCGAGCGCCCAGGCCGACAGGTGGCGCATGGTCGCGGCGAGTAATCGCCCCCACGCAAGCCCCTTGGTCCAGTTCGAGGCCCCGTATTTGTCCGCGCCGTGGGTCATGACGGCGGCCACGTCGCCCAGGGAGTCGAACGGAAGGAGATCCCACCTCGCCTTCCCGGCGTCTTGCTTGACCGCACCGTTGAGCGCACCTCTGACCGCATCACCGAGCTGTGGCGCGAATGTCATACCCGCTAAGTCGCCTGTGCGGGTCGTGGCTGCGTGATGGATGGCGGGCGCAACGCTTTCCTTGGTTCGGGCGCCTGCGTAGCGCAGCGCCTCAGCCAGCGCGTCGCGTGAGGATTCTGGAAGGCTTCGAGGGTCGGTCATCGGTTCAACTCCTGGTGCTGCGGGTGAGAGTGCAAACGTTTCCACTCAGGGCTTCTTGTAGGGCTTGTATGGCTCAGGCTCCGGGATGCCGGTCTCTTTGACGAACTCCTTGAGCGAGTGCTCTGCGTCGTCGTGGTTGGCGTAGTAGCCGTCGATGACCATCACGACGGCCCATCGCCCGCCTGGTACCTGAAGGTTCATCAGCCTCAACATGTCCTGTTGCTGCTCCAGCAACTCGATGGGACTCAATCGCTTTTTCATGGTGCCTCCTTCACGCGGAGACGGGCAATTGCCCGCCCGAATAGTTGAGCCACTTCGGTTTTTGTTCTTCCTTCGACCTCGAGCCATTGCGTCAATCCGGCTACGCCTGGCGACGGGAGCGCATCGAGCAGCGCGGTGGTTGCGAACGTCGACAACTCGGCGTCCAGGCCCGCGGCCAGGGCGACCGCATCCGCGACGCAGAAGTTGGTGATGCCCTCGTCCGTTGGCGCGCAAAGCCTGCCTGCCGCGTCGGTGGACATGGGTTCGACCCATCCGCCGCCGATATGCGCTCGCGCTTCACGCAGCACGTCGCCGACGCTGCGCCCGCAGCGCGCTACGCACCGGACGCGCAGCTCGTCATTCAGCGTCATGGGGCACCAGGGGGAGTTCCGACTGCGGCGGTGGCTCCACTGGGCGCATCTTCTCGGCGTCGGCTTTCGCTTTCTCGGCGGCTGTGCGTTCGCGAGCCTTCGCCTTCATGCGTTCGTTGAACTCGTAGCGATCCTCGGCCTTCGCGTCGCGTTCGGCCGCGCGCTCGGCGTGCATGTTCACCTTCGCGCCGTTGGTTGGGTCAATGAGCCCAGCCGTTGCGAAGCGGGCAAATTCGACGGTGACGCCTTTGGGACCAAGCTCGTTGGCCTTGCCGGTCGTGCACCGAATCGCGTCACCCTTGCTCCAGAGCGCGAAGAAAAGCCGCATGCGTCGAGCAAGCGCCTGACCTCCTGCGAGATCCTCTGGCTCTGGAATGGCGCCGGCCTTCACGCCCCCTGTGGTGTGGGCGATGAGTCCGATCGGCACCTTCTCGCGCAACCCGAAGTTGCGCAGCCGACGGCCAAGTTCTGCGACCGCCTGATACTCCTTGTCGTGGGAACCTCTGCCGCTGACGTCCACCTCGGTGAGGTTGTCGACGTAGATGGCGGCGACGCCGTGCTTGAGGCGCATCTGAATCGCTCGGGTCACCAGTTCTGCCGCGGTGATGGTGTCATGGCGGAACACGTGAAGCCGACGCAGCAACGGGAAGAACCTCTCAGCCGCTGCCTCGGTGGCGGCGCGCTGCTCGTCGGTGCGCTTTTTCCAACCGACCTCTCGCAAGAGCATGCCGGTGTCTCGCGCCATCCAGCGCCGAGCGATGTGGGAGGTTCCGTCCTCGAGTCCGAAGAAGCCCAGGTGGAGGTCGGGGTCGGCTTCGAGTTGAGCTCGAATCATCGAATCCAGCACCGCGGTCTTTCCGACGCCTGGCGATGCCCCGAAGACGGTCAGGCCAGGCGGCAGGCCGCCGATTTCTTCGTCGAGTACGTTGATGCGCGTTGGCAAGAGCCGTGACTTGCCTTCGCGCTCGGCGGTGTCCCAGTCATGCAGCAACTCCACCACGTCGCCCGAGGCATCCTCGTCAGGCGCGGTGTCGCGGTTGAGTGCATCCGCCTGCGCGTCGAGCCGCTGCGCCATGGTGCGAAGGCTCACCGCGCCGCCGCGCAGCTCGCGCACGTAGGTTTCCAGGTTGGACGCCAGCGTGTTGGCACGCACGAGCTGGCGCAGATCCTCCGCGACCGATGTCAGCGCCACCCGCGTGAGAGTGTTGCTGTTGGCCAGCACGCAAAGTTGCTCGAGCGCGCCCGCGTCGAACCACTTTCCGCGGAAACCAGCAGCGCCAACGGTCTCGGCGGTGACGAGTTCGCGGTGCTCGGCCCGTTTCCGCGCAATGGCCCACGCCTTCCGGTGCAACTCCACGGTGAAGTCTTCTGGCGCGAGCCCCAGGGCCTCGAAGTCGGTCGCGGCGAGTCCCATGTCGAGCGCAGCCCCGACGACTTGAGCTTCGACCTGGCTGGCTGGAGCAACTGAGGCGCGCGGCAACTGCAATACGCTGGCGCTCAATGGACGCCGCCTTGGTTCTCTTCGGCCGGGATGGGTGAGTTTTCGAATTGCTCGATGGTGCGTTGCCACTGTCGCTCGGTGATGAACGCCCCCCACGGGTACTGGGTGCATGGCTCGCCGTCGCGGGTGGTGCTTGCCCAGTAGGTGTTGTTCATCCACTCGCCCATGATGACAACCAACCGACGGTCGACCTTTTCGGCCGGCATGTTCGGCCAGATCTTCACCCACTGGGCGAGAGCTGCGGCACTCCGTGGCCAGTCCGGTGGCTCGTCAGGTTGCACTTCGGTGAGCCCAAGCCCCCCGTCTTCAGGGCTGGAAGTAATTTTGAATCGGCGCTCTTCCTGGAACGCCTCCCAGAGCTTTCCGATGCGCGTCGGAGGCTTGGCCGGCTTCGGTGGCACCATGTCGGGCAGTTCGGCTTGCGGCTTAGCCCTCGGCTTTTTGACCTGGGCTGGTGGTGGGCTGGGCTGGGATAGGCTGGTGGTGAGCTGGGCTGGTGGTGGGCTGGGCTGGGCTGGAGGGGGACAGACGGGGACAGACGGGGACAGCACGGGACAGTCGGGGACAGGCGTCGTCCTGATTTCAGTTGCTTGCGACAGTCGACGCTGATCTCTCGACCTGGAGCGCTGGTCACGCTTTTTTTGCGTCTCGGTCTTGGTCGCTTCCTGCGCGTCGACGAAGTTGGTCAGGAGGAGTCCGTTTGCGACTTTTTCGACCGTCTCGGCAGCCATCAGCGCGGTCAAGCCGACGCGCACGAAGTCCACCGGCGCGACGATCTGCATCGCCAACGCAACGACCGGGTCAAAGGTGCCGGTCTCGAGCACGCCCGCTCCGTCGACCTTCCGCATCATCAGCGCGAGCACCGCCCGCGCCTCGAATGGAAGAGAAAGCCAGGTCAACGTGTCGCGAACGTAGAATTTCACGTACCGCTCATCGGACCAATTCATGGTCGCGCCCTCACTTCGCAGTTGGGAACGATGAGACGAACCGAATGCCGGGAGTCACCATCGGCGACTTCATCTTGGTGTGGACCTCGCGCTCGCCGTCGCGCACGAAGCCCTCGCGCCGCAGCACCTTCAGCATTTGGCTGCCGTTGTGAACGCCGGCAGCCACCGCGAGCTCGCCCACAGTCCACCAGGTTTTTTCTGCCTCGCACTTCGCGATGAACGCGAGGGCCTTCTTCTTCGAAGGGCAAACCGCCACCAGGCGCTCGGCCAGCACCTCGGCACCTGCGGCGATGCGCTGCACCGCCTCGTCGACCGACATGCCATGCGACTGGGCGAAAAGCTGAATGGCGACCGAGACGTCGGCAGGAACACCCGCGGTCTCGTTCATCGTGCCACCCCGGCCAGCATGACCTTGAGGGCGTCTCGGCGAAGCCTCTCAGAAAGCCTCTTGGTGGGCTCCTGGACCGCTCCCAGACCTCTCTTAGATGCCGCCTGGGCCAAATGGCAGGTCACCGACAGTTCGACGCCAGACTTCTCCAAAACCTCTCGCACCGCCTTGGACTTCGGATTCAATTTCTACTCCCACACCTTGAGGGTGAGGGCGACCCGGCTGCTTGTTCCGCTTGTCTCTGCCGTTGCGCTGGTGCTACTCACCTCACGCGACCATGCGAAGTTGCGGCATGGTCCATTGCGGTGGTAGCTCAGTTGGTAGAGCACGAGCTTCCCAAGAACTGGGGCGCCTATTCAGGGTGTGCCGAGGTAGTACACGGTCGCTTGAATACGCGTCAAGCACGAATTTCAGCCGCCCAAACTCCAGCGGCTTAGCTCGCGTCGCATCAGGTCGTCTGCGGGGTGCGTGTAGACGCCGTGCGTCGTGCCCTGAACGCTATGCCCAAGTGCGAGCGAAACACAGAGCGGATCGGCACCTGCGCGGTGGTGGAACGTCGCGCACATGTGGCGCAGATCGTACCAGCGCACGGCCTTGGCCTCGGGCACCGGGAAGAGCTTCATGCCGCACTCGTCGCACTTCCTGCCGAGCACCACGGGCGGCGGGGCGACCTCCTGACGGCCGCAGCGCCGGCACTTGTAGTGAATCGCCACGATGCCGACCATCGCCGCCACCATGGCCGTGCGGAGCATCCTGGTGAGCTTCACGTCGGCCCGCTGGCGCCCGCCGTCGTCGCGGCCGAAGACGAGTTGGCCGGGCTCGAGGTCGACGGCGTGCTGGAGGTCGCCAGCCACGGCGCGGACGATGGGCACCACGCGCTCCCGCCCCGTCTTGGTGGTGTTGCGCCCGTGGCTGCGCCGCACCAACACCACGCCGCGGGTGAAGTCGATGTCCTCCCGCTTGAGCGCCAACAGCTCGCCCGTGCGCAGCCCCAGGTGAAGCGCGCAGCGGAACAGCCCGACGCGGTGGGCGGGTAGCTTCGCTTGCACCAAGGCGAGCTCTTCGAGCGTCAGGAGTTGGTACTTGGGCGGCTGCTCCTTCTTGCGCCGCACCAGCTTGAAGGGGTTGGTGCTGTTCCACCGCCGCGACCGAAGCGCCTCGTCGATGGCTTTCCGCCCGGCGCCGTGGATCTTGTTGATGGTCGACGGACTGAGCTCGGGTGCCAACGCTTGCAACACCGCCTCGATGGCCGACGCTGTGAGGGTCGACTCGTCTTCGAGGAAGAGTGCCTTCAGGTGAGCGATAAGGCGCCGCTCCTGCCCGCGGCACACGCGCAGCGGCTCCACCTTCGCGCACCACTCGTCGGCCAGCTCGCCGAAGGTCGGCAGGTCGGGCGCTGGGGCCTCCTGTGGCTTGAGGGCTGCGATGAGCGTCAGCGATAACTGCGCCAGCTGAGACTCGGACAACTCCACAGCTTGCCGCGGAGACAACTCACGACGAACTGACAGCACGCCCGACCCCCCTGGTGGGCCTGCCGGCTTGGCAGGCGACTCGCCCCACTCGGCGAGCGGGAGCGTTTTAGGGTCGGGGTCCTTCATGTCAACCTCCTGGCGAAAACCAAGGAGGTACGAGAGAGGCCTACTTCTTCTCGTGCTGTGCCGCTGCGACCACCGCCCGCTCCGTCTCGCGCGCGTGGACGGCGAAGACGAGTAGCTCGACCATGTACGGCGACAGGTTTTTGAAGCCATCGATCGCCGCGTTGCGCTTGAGCGCGTCGAGGAGACCCCGGGGGCCATAGAAGTTGATGGTCTGTTTCTCGCCAACCAGCAGCGGATCGATTTCTCGCAGCACTCGCATGCCTCTCTGTACCTCGACTAATGGAAATCTCCAACACTCCGCTTGACGTTCTATTAGTTTCCCGGTTAGAAGTCCAACAGACGCCCGTCAGGTCGTCGAACCGGGAGAAGCACATGGGGCTTTCCAAAGAACAGCTCGAGTTGCGACGCTCTGGCATCGCGGCCTCGGAGATTGCCGTGCTGGCTGGCCTGTCGCGGTGGTCGAGCCCTGTCGCCATCTATGAAGACAAGATCGGGATGTGCCCTCCGCGCGACGAGTCGCTGGCAGCCGACCTCGGCACATTGCTCGAAGAACCCCTCGCGAAGTTGTACGCAGAGCGCACCGGCCTGCACCTCGCGAAGTCGCGCACGCTGCGGAGCAAGGTGCAAACGATTGCACTGGCGACGCCTGACCGAATCGCCTTTGACGCCAAGCGGTCGACCCCGCGCGCTCATCGCAGACCCGAACGAGTGCGCCGACGCGGT